GACCCCCTCCCCTACCCCTCCCCCGACCCCTACCCCGACTCCCACCCCGACTCCTACCCCGACTCCTACCCCGACCCCAACTCCTACCCCGACACCAACGCCTACCCCGACACCAACTCCTACCCCGACACCAACTCCGACTCCTACCCCGACGCCCACGCCTAGCGTGACGGTCGGAAGGACGACGAGCGGTACAACGCAGGATTACGCGAGCGCTCAGGAGTTGGACGGCTGGACGTTCACCGCGTCCAACGCACAGGTCAACCGTATCTGCGCGCAGCCGAAGGTCGCTCCGGGATCGGTGGTGACCGTGGACTTGGCGATCTACAACGCCACTACCAGGGCGCTATACGGAGCGAGCACGGGTAACCCCGCGAAGGGGACCTACACAGGTAACCCAGGAACCGGCAAGCTCTGTGTGTCGATTCCGCTGACTACTCTCAACGGATCGGTACGGATCGCTTGGCTGCCTCGCAGCAAGCTGTTCTTCCAGGGAACCTCGGGAGTCGCTTACACGGGCGTTTACCCGGTCAGCACACTACCCAACACGTGGCCCAGCGGCGGCGGCCAAGGCAGCGTCGGCATGATCATCTACGCCGACAAGGTCTAGAAAATAGGGGTAGCGCCACCCGTGATTTAGGTCTCGGGTGGCGCTCTCTTGATGTAAGATGGATGTAGTGTTCGCTGCAAAAACGCAGCAGTCAACTAACAGGGAGATAGAGTAATGTACGTAGGAATCGGTAGTGTGCTGTTGATCATCTTGATCATCCTGCTCATTCTCTGGCTGCTCTAAGAACGAAAGGAGGCACTGCTATGCGCGTACTCAGTGGTTGGCGCTGTGGTTGGAAGGTCTAGTTCCACACGTTCGGATTGTGAAGCAACTCATTCATAGAGGGGGTCAAGCCACTTGACTCCCTCTGTGGAACGCCTGTATCCACCATTTGGCCCTCGGATTCCCAGTTCCACTCGTCCACTACATCAGCCGTGGACTCCACAGTCAGCGTTTGCACGTTCGGCACGCCAGAGTGCACGATGCCCCAGTGGGCTAGTAGCGCCGCCGAAACTTCGTCGTCATGCCCCGTGGCTGCCTCGTACTTCCACCGTCCGGCTTCCGTGATCTGGTAGGAATAGGACTCAAACTCTGCTAGCGCTTCGTCATAGACGTAAGCCTGGCCTCGCTCGATATCAGCCGATAGAAGCTGCACCGCCGCCTGCTTCCACTGCGGTGTGAACTTGATCGGTACGGCGTCCAAGCCTTCCTCTGACAGGTCATCGTAGATTACGTCACCGACGCCGGTCGAGTCGAGCATGACCGTGATGCCGGACGCCGTCTCCATGATGTCTTCGACGGCCTCGTGGATGAGCTTTCGCTGCTCAGGCCAGGAGACCTGATTGAACCGGTCGTGGTAGCAGACACGCCGGTTGTGCGTGTTGATCCCCAGCAGCACCGTGAAGTCATTATGCTTAGCGAGGTCCACGCCGAGAACTACGTGCGACGTTGGGACCTCTAGGCTAGCCTGCACAGCAGGCGACGGCACGTCATCCAGGCGCTTTCCAAATTGATCGAGCGCCGGAGGAAAGCGGAACACCGAAGCGGCGTTGGAAATGAATTCCGCTAGCACTTCCTGCTCGTAGACGGCCAACGGCAAGTCGCGGCGCGCGTCTTCCCACTCCGAGGCAGGGATCGTTGGGTTAGTAAACGACGGGAATCGCCAAGACTGGAAGTCCTTGTCTTCAACAGCCTTGCTCTGTCCGCGCGTCCACAGCTTGTAGAACCAGTTCTTGCCGCGCGGCGTGCTGATGAATAGCGCGCGTCCCTGACGGTCGGCGAGCGTGGCGCGCAGGTACTGCGTCCAAACTACCTCCGGCATGGTGGCGGCCTCGTCCAGAATCAGAAAGTCGCAGGATCCGCCCAGCATACCTTCGGGACGATCTGCGGAGAAGAACTGAATGCGAGAGCCGTTCTTGAATTCCAGCGCTACAGCGCGTCCGGCGTCGAAGGCGGTCTCAGGCGGCGCAGGCTTTGCCAGCAGCCCGTCTGGGCACTGCTTGGTGCAGGCGCGATAGCCGTGCTTTACGTTCTTGTAGGTCGGCGCGGCCCACCAGATGATCGTGCCAGGCTCCCTAGCAGCCTTCAGAGCGCGCGCGGCACCGACCTGAGACTTGCCCCAACGCCGACCGGCACATAGGACCATGTAACGAGCCTCTGACAACAACACATCCTTCTGCCCATCCGAATGTGGGATGAGCATCTTGCCCATGATGCTGTTGACCAGCTTCGCGCCGCCTTCAGGGTCGGCTTGGATAAGGGCGAGCAGCTTTTCAAGCCGCTCTTGGTTGTCAGCCATGGCTAAGTGCCGCCAAGTAGGCGCTGCAACTCGCGTGCGGTCTCGGGATCAGATTCGAGCGCCTCGATGGTCTCGCTGACTGTCTTAGCCTGGTCGTTATCTCCCGGCAGTGCCAAGTTCTTCAGTGCGCGCTCGGTGTATTCCTTGCGGATCTTCAGGCGCACGTCTACGTCAAGTTCGTCTACGTCATCTAGCAGGCGTTCAATAGAAGAGTCGATCTTGCGAGTGATGCGTAGAACGCGTTCAGTGGCGAACCTGACAGTGTGCGCTTGGACGCGCGGATCCTTGGTCCAACTAGAGATCGTATCCTTATGCACACCAAATAGGTCAGCCATTTCTTCACGGCTGTCGCCATTGACGTAGGATTGAGCTACGGCCTTGGCTACGGCGGGGTCTGCGATAGGAGAGCGTCCTGGCATACACCCAATTTACCTGCGGGTGTGACAGGAATGTCCTGGGCTGTGGGGGTCCGTGGGGTTCGGAGAGGCCCTTTGCCCTCTGGTACAGAGGCTAGAAGTAGTCCTCTTGGCGGCCGTCAGGCCATTGCAGTCGGCACTCATAAAGGTGCGCGTCGGCGGCCAGACATAGTCGATCCGCTAGGTCCAACGACAATGTCTGTGTCGTCCCGGCAAGAACTCTGTAAACGGTTCGCGTTGAAGTATCAGCCTTCTCTGCGATGGTCGCTACAGAGTCTCCCTCGTCCTCCTGATCAGGTCGTACGATGCGTCGGAGGATACGCTGTACGTCTTCGGTCACTACACGCGGCTCAACTTCGCCGCTCTTCCGTTTGCTCATGTCGCTCCATTAGAGGTTGCGACATGGGGGTGCGCTCTACGGTCTGGTTGTGCTTCCCTGCGCTGATGGCTGTCCTTCCGATTTGATTTCGTAGAACACGAACGGAAGCTGTGCCGTATGAGTTACATTTTCATCTGCGGTACCAAGTAGGATCGCAGAACAATCCCAGTAGCCAATGATCGGTTTGCCGCTTTCGCCCTGCGGGTCATAGGCTAGGCCAGCGCCGCAAGGACACCGGGCATAGGCGGCGTACATGAGGTTACTCATTTGCCAACCTCAACAGGACATCTGCGTGGCAAGCGCGCGGCGCGCACCAACAGGCGAGGTTCTTACCGCGCAGGCGAGGCAGCGCGGCCATCAAAGCCTTGTTACTACGCAGCCACTTTTCATACGCGGCGATGACGGCCTCTCGATCTCCGTCTACGCCCACCTTGAATGGGTTGCCCCACAGCGAAGGCCGCCCAACATAGACGGCCTGGCTGCAATCATCGTAGTGCTTGTTGAGTACCCTACACACTTTGCGGTCGAGCCTTTACTTCTAGCTCTTGTCCTGTCTTATATAGTGTGCGGGCAACTTCCGCGTAGGTCTTCTTTTGGGCACGCTCGATGAACGCGTTCATGCCTGTGATGATATCATCACGAAGCTGCTCATCGCCGACGTTTTCATACAGCCAGCCGATGAACTGCTGGCGATCCTGCTCGAAGAAATCAATACTAAAATCCGCCGAAGGCATCATCGTCTCCCTGCTCTACGACTGGCGCGACTCCGCGTGCAATCGCTTGGAAATACACGCCGTGACGGATGGCGTCGTTGGCGTGCCGGTTTTCTTTACGAGGCGATAGGAACAGCGCCTCAGCGCCCGCTGCCTCCGCGCGCTCTTTGATCTTCGCGCCCTGCAACGTGAACTCGATCCCGCCCATGCGGCAGATCATTGTCAGCGCCCCAATCAGGCGCGCGGTGCGGCATTGGTCCCATGCAAGCTCGCCCGTCTTGAGCGCCCACGGGTACAGTCGCCAGTCCTCAGCCACGATGCGCGTGATCCCTACAAACTTCTGTGCGAGTTCGTCGCCGATCAACTCAATCTCGACGGGATCGGTAAACACCGCTGTGTAAACAGAGTCCCCGAACGCCCAGAGCTTTTCAGTGCCTGCGTCGATCAGTTTGTTGCCTCGCCACAACGCCCAGCCAGTGTCTTCGCCGGGATCGCAAGACAGCCATAGCTCTTCATCAGTCATGTACGTAGAAATCGCTCTCGGAAAGGATCCCGTAACCAGCCCTGACGCAGTCTGCCATCAGGCGCATCTTGTTCTCTGCCTGTCGAATGTACCTGATCGACCCTGAGTTGTCCAACTCGTCAAAGTCCACCTTCACTTCGACGCGGAAGATCAAAGAATCTTTGCTGAGCTTCTTCACCGATGATCGATCCTCGGGATCGGCAGTGGTTGACTGCCAATTCTCTGGTCGGTTTTGTAGCAGCGTTTCCATACGCTCAGACGCTTCCTTACAGAGCAACGTAACGACAGCCTCTTCCGGACTCTTCAATAGGTCTTCGCTGCATGTCACTAGTGCTGCCGCAGTAGAACTAGCCATCAGACGGCTCCCTTACTTCGATGCGGTCATACAGGTGCGCGGGCAGGTACGGGTCGAGTACCTTCACCGACTCACCGGTGATGTCCTTCTCCCACTTATACCCGACCGGGTGCGAGTCCACATACAGCACCCCAGCGAGCAGCGCGGCCTTGGCCTTGCCGGTGGAGCAGCGAGTACGGAACTTGATGTAGTGGACCAGATCGATCCACGCCGGAGGCGTGTTCCGCAGCGACTTGATCAGCCGCTCCTTCTTCTTGTCAACGGTTGGACGTTGGCTCATGTCGATCCTTGTCTAGGGCGCGCGAAAAACCGAAGCTGGGCTTCGGCTTTGGCGGCGTCTTGCTCTTCTTTTGCCAGAAGCGTCGCTTGGGTTCCTCAGGAGCCAGATCACTGATCTGGTAGACGGTGCCCATCATACTGACTTCGCAGTAATATGGTTCGTCGTCCTCGGTGAAGAACCCCACGCGCCTACTCCCCGCCTTGCCGTGTGGGTGCAGGATCGTCAGAGCGCTTGCGTCCCCTACGGCCTACCGGCTCTACGCCTGCCTCACGATCCGCTCGTGTCTGGCGGGCGAATACTTCTTCCGGAGTGGGGCCAGGATCCAACGTCACAATGCCGCGCGCTACCGCATCGGCGCTGTCATGCTCTTCCCACTCATAGTCTTCGCGTGCCTGCTGCACGCTGATCGGCTCAGAGCCAGTGAATTCAGTGTTTGAAGTGACGATCAGAGAATCGCCACCGCCGACAACTCGGATCTCGTCCCAGGCGTCTTCCTTCTTGTCTCGACGCTTACCGACCAATCCGATTGGAAATAGTTGTTCTGTTCCCATGGGTTCCTCAATTATAGCTGAAAACGAATTCCAGTGTTGTTCCCGTATTTGACGAAGTCGAAGGTACCGGTCAGGCATCCTCCGACGATGTAAGGCAGCGCGTCGTCCAACTGAGCCAGGAACATTTCATAGTGAATGCCTGTGGTCTTGGACTTCCAGATGAAGTTCAGCGCTGACCGGCCGCGAGTGTAGTGTTGATACTCAAGGATGTCCTCGAATGAGAACTGCTCACGCCACTCTGGTTCGATCTTGGTGGCAGACGAGCCAAACCTGTCGTACTCGTAGGTGATGCGCGGGTAGGACTGATGGTCTCCCGTGACAGGATCAAAGGCGATCTTCCAGTTGACGCGCTTAGTCGGCATTCACAACGCTCATGACACCGTCGCATAGACACTTGGTGCAAGGACCGAAATCCTCCACCAGCATGTCTGTGCCAGGCTCGCTGACGGAGCCGTCTGCTTGATCGTGATCAGCCGCGTAGTGACCGCATGGGCACAATTCCCCGGCAACCAGTTCCAGGTACTCCCACGCTGTGATTTGCTCTCTCATGCCGCCGCCTTCAATTCGTCAACGTAGCGTCGCTCGCCGCCAGCCCAGCGCGGAGTGAACAGGTACTTGCGCCCTTCGTCGTCCTTGAGAGCCTTGGCGTCGCTCCACCGGTCCACGATGTCGCCTTCGGCTTCGAGCGGCACGCGCTCGGTGAGCCTCGGGTGATCGGTCAGCGCCGCGATGATGTGTTGCTGCGCGTCCTTGGCGTCAGCCTCAGGCACGTACGCCACGATTTCGTCGTGTACGCACGCCACGACCGGTACGCCCTCCTTGTGCAGCCGAATCAGCGCCGCCTTCAGCAGGTCCGCAGACGTGCCCTGTACCAAGTAATTGACGCCCTTGTAGGCGTCGCGCGGGTCAACGTGGAAACGTCGCCCCCACGCGCTCTTGATGTAGCCACTGTCCGCGAGCCGGTAAGCGATGCGGTTCTGAAGCTTGACTACCTCAGGGTACGCGTCCTTGTAACGCTGCATCATGCGGCGAGCCTCGTCCTGAGAGACACGCTGCTGCTTGCGGATCGTACGCACGCCGCCGCCGTAGACCATGGAGAAGTTGAAGGTCTTTCCGCGCTGGCGAGCAGACTCATACGTGCCGCCTGCGCGAGCGCGGTCACGGATGCCAATGAACTCAGCCGTCATTTCGTGCAGGTCGCGGCCCTCTAGGATCGCGCGAAGCAGCGCACCCTCACCGGCATACGCGGCGAAGACACGCATTTCGATGTTGGAAAGGTCGCATGTGACGATCTTGAACCCAGGCTCAGCCCGGAAGTTGTAGCGCAGGCGCAAGTCGTCGCGAGGCTGATTTTGTAGGTTGGGGTCAGAGCAGGACATGCGTCCTGTCTTAGTGCCGACCTGGCGGAAGTTCGCGTGAATGCGCCCGTCCGGCGCGATGAACGGCTCCTTCCATGAGCGCAGTGAGGCCGCGTACGAGCGCTCGATGTACGGCCTGATGTAGGTCGAAAGCGCCTTGAACTCGCTACGGTACTCCAAGATCGCGCGGGCCAATTCGTCGTCTACGGTCTCAAGGTTCTCGCGGTCGGCCGAGAGCTTGCCGTTCTTTTCAGACATGAAGCTCATGTCAGCCTTGCGGCCCTTGAGCGCTGTAATGATCTGAGCGGTAGAGTTAGGGTTGAAGTCCTCCACGCCGCCGACTGCCGCCAACGCGTCAAGGTCAGAGTCCAGCCGCTCAAGGTTTTCGATCACTTCGAGTTCCAGACGGCGGTAACCCTCATCGTCTACCGGGAAGCCGCGCTTTTCTACCGCGTAGAGCGCGTCCAAAACTTCGCGCTCGAACTCCACGATGCCAGACAGATCCTCTGACTGTTCAACCATCGGACCCATGATGTCGCAGACCTTGCGCGTAAGTACGATGTCCTCGGCCGCGTACTCTTCCATCAGTTCCGCAGGCACGTCCGCGTAGGTCGGCTCTACAAGCTCGGTGCCCTCCTTGTGGGCTGCGGTCTTGCGGCGGCGGCGCTCGGCTGTCAGCCACTCCTTGACTTGTACCTGTAGATCGTCAGAACCCGCGCCCAAAAGCTCGGTCGCCTTGGCCTTCAGCGCCAAGCTCTTGTTCTCGTCCAGCGCGTGCGCGAGCAGCATACCGTCGTGCCACTTGCCGTCGCCGGGGATGTCGAACGGGCCAACGTCACCGAATGCTCGGTCGAACTTAGTGTTCCACGCGCGGATGCCTTCCTCGTCGCCGCGACGGAACCACCACTGGATGCGCTCGCCGTCAGTTTCTGGGCGCAGTACCTCTACCAACCCGGTGTCGTCGCCGAACTGATACAGGAACGCACGCTGCTTGCCGCTCCAAGGCTGCAAGCCGTCTGTTTCTACGTCAAAGTCAATCACGCTACGATCCTTTCACCGTAAGGCTGACCTACAGAGTTCAGCCCAAATTCATTCAGAAGCTCGGGAGTGGGAATAAACCATTCACCGATCAAGTTGTATTGGATGTACTTCGCGTGCAGGGCGCGTTCGTCCTCGCGCGTGCCGCGCACCTTTGCCAAAAGGTGAAGCTGACGGGGGTTGCCGGTCTGAAGCTCACCCACGCGAGCCTCCGGGTTCACCGAATAGCCAACCTTCACCCCATAGCCTCCAAGCGCAGACTCGCCGATGCAGTACAGAAAGCCAGGCCGTCCGGCGCGCTGCGCCTTGGCATCCCTAAGAACCCCCAACGCAGCCTCAACCTCAGGATCCAACTCTTCCTTTGGCCTGCGTGAATGGCCGACCGTGTTGAGGGTTGCGGGGGTTCCTACCTGTCCGGAGTTCACATAGTCACAGTAATCCTGGGCTGCTTCTTCAGCCGTGGCGCGCCTGGTTCCGGTCCAGATGTTGGTCTTTTCGCCAGGGTAATGTGCCTTAGCTCCATGGGCTGCTTGGAAAGGCTTAGGATTGGTTCTCCCTGATCGCCTGTCTACCTTAGGCCCATTTACGTGATCAAACCCGCTCTTGCGGTTGGGGTTCCTCAGATCCTCAATAGTCAGCATCTATCGTCCTACAGCCAAGCGAATGTTCTGCGCGAATTCCTCTAGTGTTCCGTTGTTGTCGATGACCTTCGTGACGTACTTGTCGGCCAAGGGGATCTCAGACGCGTGCGTATCTTCGTTCGGTCCCAGGCGCTCGTCGGCATCGATCTTCCATACCTGTCCGCCCAGGTCAATGATGCGCTGAGCCTCGTTGGGGAAGCGCACGTCAGTTACGACGGCTAGGTCGGCAGACTTGAAGTTGCTCTCCCACGACGGCGGAATCCAATAACCATCGGTGTCCTCATAGCCGTCGTCCTCAGGCAGTAGATTGTCAACCCAGAAGTCCTCGCCAAATGACGCGCCCAGATCGCCGGACCGGTGCGCTTCGGTGCCATACCACTGCCAGTATTGGCGGCCGGTGATGGTGCGCCCCTTCAGACCGCCGCGTGGACCTTCCCAGGTGATCGTGATGCGGCCTGTCTCCTTGATCGCGTTCGCCAATGCGATGGAGTCCTCCATGCCGAGGGCGCGTAGGCCGCTGAACTTCAGTGGATCAGCGAACGCACGGCGTACGACCGTCAAGTCCTTTTCCTCACCCACTTGACAAAGGACTTCGTAGGCAGTATCTTTGCCTGCGTGTAGTCGGGCGTGCAGCCCGATGAGTTCCATCATAGCTATCCCTTCTGCTAGGCGATGCCTGCGAGACCGATGTCGGAGTCGGCGCGCTTACCCGCAAAGTAAGCCTCAAGTGCCTTCTGCCTGTCGATCTCGATTAGGACAGGGTCTCCTGCCTTCATGAATACTACACGATAGAGCGGGACGCCGACGCCACAGGCTGCGTAGGTTTCCATGCGAGCGCCGTTTGACTCGACCCATTCCGGTCCGAGGACGATGACGCCAAGGCAGTTGGGATCAAGCACAATATCCAGATCGCGTCGCAGACAGCGTCGGTACAGGTCCATGTCCGGCTCTCCGGAAACGTTGGCCATCGCGTCCGCTCGCTCCTGCTCGTCGTCAAGCTCGGCCGGGTTTAGGATGTTCAGTCCGCCCTTGCGCAGCTTTGCGGCCATCGCATCGAAGGCCGGGAAGTTGTTGTGGGGGATGTTGGACATCGGTCCTGCCAGGTAGTAGTACGGCCGCGTGCGATCCGCGCCGCCATGAAGCCACATGGCCTCTTCAAATGCACCTAGGTTGCTCACGTCAGTCGTCGTTTCCATTCGGTAGAGGCTCCCTTGCTTCGTTTAGTTCGGTGGCGATGTCTTCCCACTCATCATGGGCGCGCCAACTCAGGTCGTCCCAGTGCGGCAGAACCTCGCCCCGAAAGGCAAGCTCTGCCGCGCAGTGAACTTCGTATGCTCGTTGTCCGGTGATCATCAGAAGTCCATGCCTCCGTCGTCGTCGTTACCGGTCGATACCGCCAAGCGGAATCGCTGTCCGGTGGATCCTGAGCCGGTATGCATGGAGGCCATCTTCTTGACCTTGCCCTGCTCCACCAGAGACTTCATGATCTTGCGGATCGAGTATTCCTTCTCGTCGGTTTCCACGATCAACTCGCCGATGGTGAGCGGGTCGTCGTTCTCAGCGAGCACGTCAAGGATGGCCTGCTCGATAGCGCCCATCGGTACGTGCTTGTACCACCAGTCCTTGCCCTGCCACTCCATGCGCACAGGCAGGATCTTCGAGCCGCCACCATAGCGAATCTTGCTCCACGAAAGCTCTCGGTAATCGCCGCCCTTGGCAACTTCGAAATTCTCCATCGTCGCCACGACGCCTTCGAGCACGGTCGAGCCTCGTCCGGCACTCATCTTCTCGCCGTCGTCGCCCGCGCCGCTCTTGCGCTCGTGGTGGGTGAGGATTACACCGCAGTCGTAGTCGGCCGCAATGCCCGACAGCGCGTCGGCTACCTTCGCCATATCGGTGGACGAATTCTCGTCGCCCTGCCATAGTCCACGAAACGGTTCGATGAAGACGATATCAGGTTCCCACTTCTCACACCCTGCTCGAACCGTGTCAAGCTGATTGGGGTCGTCCAGCTTCAGTCCGGAGTAACCGCCGTCGCCCCAGATGAGCACGTTGTCCAGCACCATTTCTCGATGTTCGTCAGACAGATAGCCGTCCGCGTGGGTCATGATGCCAAGCTGCTTGTGGAACATGCCCGCCGCGCCTTCGTTCTCGATGATGAGCGTCTTGAGCGGCTGCGACGGCGCGAGCACCGGCTTCTCGTCAGGCGTGAAAAGGCCCTCGAACATCGGCTCGCCGCACGCCCACTTCAGGATTCGGTTTAGGTTGACCTGCGTCTTGCCCTTACCGGCACGTCCAACCGTGCAGAGAATTCCTCCGCGAACGACCAGGGCCGGTTCCACCAGAATCGGAGGGACGGGAATTGGGCGGGCCAGGTACTCGCGAAGTTGCGAGATCGGAGCCTCGAACGCCTGCGGATCCGCAGAACTCATCGCGAGCAGCTTTGCTCGCGCGATCAAGGCATCGCGATCCTCCGCAGCAGCGAGTAGCTGAGCGAACTCAGTAAGTCTTACGTCTGTCAATTGGTCTTCCTCTTATCCGTAAGAGGAAGTCAGCCACCACTGCGGGTCTTTGAAGGGCGGGAGTCCCCACGCCTCGCAGAATGCTTTGGCTTCCTCGATCTTCTCCGGTGTAACGCGAGCCTTCAACTCATCCAAATCGAGCGGTTCCGCGCCGTAGCCGTAGGCATAAACGCGTGTGCCCTTGAGTCGTAGGACCCACTGGGGATAATCGTGGTAGCCGACAGGCGACATTTCCACGGGGATGCGGTCCTCAAGTTCTCGACGCTGCTCATAGTATTTGTCCAGCTTGGCTTCGAACTCTGGGAATTCGCTGCTGCTGTTGTACTTATAACCCTCGGGCCTATCATCCCATGGGTTATAGATGCCTTCAGCTTCGACTAGTAGGTCAACGATCTCACCGTCGAACTCTTCGTACTTCTCTTCGAGCGCTTCGATCTCTTCCTCAGTAAGTGCTTCGTACTCTTCACTGTCGTAGTCAGGAATCATGGGGTTCCCTTCGCCCAACCAGACGCCAAAGAAGATTTCTCCGTCAGATGACATTCCCATTAGTATCTACTCCCATTTGCGATTGGACATTCCGGATCGGCGTATGGCTGAAATAGCGGATCGTCGCACGAAGTGGACGTAAACTGTCCGCGCTCAGCGTTTTCGTAAATTCGAGTCAGTTCGTACTCAGAGATCGGGTCCGGGCTTGACTCGTTGACCATCTTGAGGATCGTGAGCGCCTCGTCGGATGAATACTGCTCGCAGTTGGCGAACATCTTTGACAACGCGAAATAGACGACCGCTCTGTGGCCCTCTACGACGGGGTTCTCGTCGCGGTTAGCGACCACGTACTCGGCGCAGCGATGCAGCGTGCGCTGAGTACCGAACTCAGAGTGCCCCGACGACTCGCGCTCCTGCGGTGACGGCACGCCTAGCCACTTCGCGCGCTTCTTCCACTCGACCGGATCGTTTAGATTCTTTTCAGCCAGTGAAATGAAATCACCAAGTAGCATAAACACAGGCTCGTTAGCCTCTGTCCAGTCGCCGATAATTGGACGGCTGTCTCCATGGTATGGCAGGTTGATGTAACTGCCGACCATGCCTTCGCGAAGCTTGTCCTGCTTCGGGAACACTTCGACGTGGCGCTTGCCGACAGCGGCCGTCGCCTCGCGCATGATGCCGCGAGCAACCCACGCGTCGATAGGCTCAGAGAAGAACGCGAAGATGTGTGCGTTGCCGGACCGTGAGCGCTCGATGAATGCCGGTCCGGGCAGCAGGTCGCGAAGCTCGCGTGCTGTCTCAAAATCAGGCTCATCCAGATCGATGGCGGCGAAGCTGCATGTGCCGTCATAGCGCAGTGGCGCGATGCCCAGGCCAGGGCCGCGACCGGCCAGGTGCTCTGAGAACTGCGCGCGCTTGGGCGGCTCGTGGATCCAGCGACCTTCGCCAGTGCCGTATGCGCTGCCCAGCCCACTGAACAGCTTCATAAAGCGTCCTACATGGGGGTTCGGTTCACTCATTCAGGTACAAATCCTAGTGCTTCTAGTTTTTCCAGCATCTTGCGAGCGCGAGGCACTACGCAATCCTCTTGCAGGTAGTGAGCCTGGCAATAACCGTGGTGGTCATACCAGCACTCGCCAGGGTCAGTCAACTCAGAGATAATCTGAGCAACCTCTTGCATGTCAATCACCGAGATTCACCACCGTTACTTCGTCGCCGTCAGGGCTGACGATTTTGATTTGGTTCGGAGGCATGCCCTCATCTGTGACCACGCCTGCGCCCATGTATGAGAACCTGACGATCATCGACGCCTGCTCGCGACGAATTCTGGCAAGGTTTTCGTAGCGCTCGGCTTCCCTGGTCAGTTGGTCTACCAAGTCACGTTCAATGGTCATCGGGGCGTCGCCTTGTGGTAGTTGCCGTGTGAGATCAGATACAATCGCATCACTTCTGTGACCTGACTGCGGTCGATGAGTAGGCAGTAAGTACACGTTGGGCACTGCACGAAATAGTGTCCCTGCCAGTCGGCCGTGTCGTTGAAGTCATAGCCGCTCATTTTGAACGTGTCATACTGCAAGTCATCTTCGGTGTAGCGCGCTGTGGTGCCGCACTTACTGCAATCAAGCACAGCTTTCCAGTCGGCGGAAGGCTTTGACAGGATCTCTGCCATCACGCCCACCCCTCGTCGTAGCCGGGGTTGGTGTCACCGATGACGGCTTCCTTTTCCATCCTGACAGTGTGGAAAGGCAGGTCGGCGTTGACCAACTCAGAGAATGCCTTGGAGAACTGATGGCCGATGTTCAAGTAATTGAACGTGTCAGATCCGTCGTCGTAGGCGCGGCGGGTGAAATACCACTTTTCCAGTCCAGCCTCATGCGAGAACAGGACATTGGTGGACGCCTTCCAGCCAAGGTCTTCGGCGGCGAGAATTACTTCATCGGTGTGCGCAGGCTGAATCAGAGACTTGACATGTGTCTCATAGTAGGCAGGCCGGTACTGCACACTCTTATCCAGCGGCACTTCGATCTTCGAGCGCACCAAGTCGAAGCCCTTGTCCTCCATGATCGCTTCCAAACCAAAGACCCAGTCACGGGCTTCGTCGTCGTTGCCCTCAAAGACGGCGGCCATCATTACCTGAAAAGGATTCTCCGGAACCCCCTCATCGCTAGCAACCTGAATAGCGAGAGGCTTGATGTCCAAGGTCTTCCACATGCGAGACCACTCGCCCAGGTCGGCGCTCGGCGCTGTAGTTAGGTGAAGTTCGTAGAGCATGTTGGGGTTCCTTTCAGGCGACGAGGGAAATGGCGTCTGGGATTGTGTGATTGCCGATTACATTCACGTTGGGGAACGTGTACCACATCGACGGTGACACTTCGGGATGCGGGATTACAAGAGTTGGGATCGCTAGTGAAACAGCTACTCCGAACTCCATCCACCCGGCCTTTAGGCGCGGATGTTCTACCAAAATGAGCACATCAGCCGAACCTACGCCGTTATACTGCCGACGCGCCTCGTTGAAGTTGTCCTTCGAGCCGTCGTACTCCGTCCAGTCATACGTGATCGTATGTCCGGCCTGGCGTACGATGTCCATGACGGCACGACACCGTGGCATGTCTCGGATCGAGCCGCTGACGTAGACTCTACTCATTCTGGTCCTCAGCTTCAAGTTGGCGGTAGAGGACGTTCAAGGCGTCGGTCGCATTCTTGGCCGCGCCAGCAAGCTCGGCATGTGAGGCACGAAGGTCGTCAAGAGAAAACCGCCAGCGCCGGAGCGCATGTTCTACGCCCAGCGACTGGCAGTCTCTTACGAACTCTTCGGACACGTTGGTTCTAGGCATGGGGGTGCCTTCCTAAGCGTTCGTTGTATAAGCCTGGTAAGTCGCCATCCCCTCAAGCTCTTACCCAGTGCGCCATCCAATCTGCCTGCCTGCGCGCACTCTTCCCAACTCTCAACCTACGCTGGTGTGTCTAGCCTCTCCATCGGAGTCGGGCCGTCGATAGCGACGACGACTTCCGTCAGATAGCCAACAGCGAAGGATCCCTCAGTCGGAATCTCTGCCAGCCCACGAGCGTAGTTGCCGTGATTGCAGATCGCGGGCTGCGGGCCAATTACGGCCCGCATCCGCGTCGCCTTGTAGGCCAGGTCGCTCATACGTCGAGCGCGCCTTCCGGAGTCTCCGGCTCGACGGTCGGACCGTCGCTCTCGTCGCCGACCGTGCGAACCTGCTGGTTGCGCAGCGCGGTGGCGAGGCCGATAGCGCCCTTCTTCTCTTCGGGCGTCGTCTTGCGCGACGGGGCTACCGTCACGACGTAGTAGGTGCCGCTGTCGTTCTTCTGCTGCTCAGAGCCGACAGTGAAGACCTGATCCCAATAGCGGCCACGCAGCACCGCGTCGAGAAGGGTGTTCCACTTACGGGCCGCTGGCGCGCTAGTGCGACGCAGCGAAAGGCGAACCGGAACCTCAGTGCCGACGATGAAGCCGGTGTAGTTGAACGTCGTCTGGATCGGCGGGCCGCTGCCCCACTCGATTTCCTTCGCGTCCACGCGGGCCTTGAACTGCTCTTCCGCGTCCGGGTGCTCAGAGAACGGCTTACCGTAGAACGGGTCGTCCTTCCACGGCACGATGTTGGTGTCGTAGGCGACAAGCGTGCGCTCGCCCTTGCGTCCGGGCTTGAAACGTCCCTTGCCCTTACCTGCGACGACGAATTCGATGGGCGGCGTGAACGCCTCGCCCGTCAGGCCCAGGATAAAGTCTCCTGCGGAAGCCATGCCGGACGTAACCTCATCGGTGAGAGGCTGTCCCAGCTTGAGGATTGGAACGATGAACTCGCTCGCGTCTACCTCAGCCTGGTTGGCCGCGATCAGCGCGGCTTCTTCAGCGGAAACCTCTTCGATCTCGCCGCCAGCCTCAACTACGTCTAGTTCCTGCGATGTGCTCTTAGCCATATGTGGGGGTGCTCCTTGTTGTCTTCTAGTAGTGTATCACAGAGGGGTCCACAAGTACCGCTAAAATGCCCCTCAAATGCTTGTTATCTACTGGTAGCTATCCCTTGCGCGAGATAGTGAAAAACTTACGCTCGTAGTACGAAACGCCGTCAGGCAATTCCTGCCCGTTCTCTAGCCGGTCCCGGACGTACTCGTTGAGTCGTCGGGCTTCGATCCTTGGCCCTGTCATTTCGTCAATTAGCGCTTCCTGCTCAAACGATTCCAGCGCAGCAGACTTGTCCACGACCTGTCCGTAGATCGTGCGCCTTGGCTGAAACCTGATCTTGCCCAGGTCGCCGCCGAAGTCGAATTCCACCGTGCCGCGTAGCGCAGAGTCCTCTACCGCTCCGAACAGTTCCGCCTCGTACTCGCGGTACTCAGACTCTGACTGTTCTGCGGCCTTCTTGTCGATGTCTCGCTGTTCACGAAGCTCAGCGAGCCGCCTAAACTTGCTTTCTAGTGCTGCTAGGTCGCTCATATCTCCCTTCTAGCTGCGTCGAGAGGACAGTCGGAACAGAAGTCCGGAGAGGTACACGATGAGCGCGGCGCTGACGCCTTGGAGGAACGTGATCTCTTCGCCGTTGTTGGTGACGTGCCAGTTGTTGAGCGCTGTCATGATCAGCCAGCCTGTGACGGCCATGATCGTAATCAGCAACGCCAGCACTCCAACCCATGTCCATGCGACCTGTGCAAGCGTCGGGGCCTTACGGGGCGAGGCCGGAGGCATAATCATGTACATCGGAGGCACGGACGGATCCGGTGGCTCATCGCCCGTCGTGCGGGCAGTTTCGCGGTCATTTAGTGTTGGGTCGTTCATGCTGCCTCCTTCTCTGCCACTTCGTCCTTGACGATGACAGACGAAACGATCAGACTCTTGATTCGGTTTGCGATCTTGACGTTGGCCGTATCCACTGTGTCCTCAGCTTCGAGAATCAGGATGGTCACGGGGTTGTGCTGGCCGGTACGGTGCGAGCGATCCTCACCCTGTTCATTGTTAGCAGGCGTCCAGTGGCGCTCAAGCCAAAGCTGAGTATCCGCTGCTGTGAGCGTGACGCCCTCCTTCATAGCGGCAATGGTGCCGCAAAGTACGTCAATTTCACCGGCCTGGAACTCGTCCTCTAGCTGCGTACGTGCTTGAGTATCAACCTCACCGGTCCATACTTCGGCGCGCAATCCGCGAGCCTTCAGGCGTTCAGCCAGCAGGCTGCACGTCATGACAAACTCAGAGAACACTACGATCTGCTTCGGCTGTGCGTCCATGATGATTTCCACGGCTGCGTCTAGCTTCGCTGAATCGTCCTCGCCGCCCAGCAGTGCGGGCGATGAGGCGATCTGCCGCAGACGCACGGTGCGCGAGGCTCCGTTAGCCAACGTGTAGATCTTGCTCGGGTCCTCGGCTACAGCCTCGGCGAACCTCAGGGCGCTCTTGTCGCCCTCCTTGATCGCCTGTTCTACCTCAACCCAAAGCTGCTTCTCAGCCTCACTATAAAGCTTGCGCTGCTTGGGGTTGAGCTTGATCGGAATGTAGGTGCGCGTCTTCTCCGGGAGGCTGAGCACCTGCTTCTTGGTGCGCCGCACCAGACGCGTCGCCAATTCAAACCGTAGCGCGTCCGGATTCTTGACGCCTGTGATGATCTTACCGTACTTGCCTTCGTAGAAGTCCACGTACTGATCAAAGAAGCGCCAGTATGACGTGTACTGCTCCGGGTACAGCCAGCGCAGGATCGGCCAAAGCTCGTCCGGAGAATTCATCAGAGGCGTGCCCGTGAGCGCCATCTTCATCTGCGCGTCGATACGCCACAACCCTCGGGCCTGCAAGCTCTTGCGGTTCTTGGCTCGATGAACCTCGTCCGCAATCGCAGCGACCCATGGCGTAGTCTCAAACAGCGGCTCGCGCAGGACTTCAACTTCGACCTCTTTTTCGCCCCAACGGATGAACTCGCGAGTGAGCGGGTGCACGAGCTTGATCCTCTTCTTTTGGATCTCCTTCTTAGTACGGATCTGCTCCCAGTTTACGACCGCCCAGCCGTTTTCGAGAATAGCCTGCTCAAGCTGCTTGTGCCTCGCCTTGGGCGTCGTAGCGTCCACAATCTGATGCGGGATGTCCTGGCCTAGCCACATTCGAAGCTCTCGACCCCAGGTGCCCTTGACAGACGCCGGACAAATCACTAGTTTAGGCCCATCATCAATCCCGGCCCACGCGAGCATTTCGCTGGCGTGAGCGAAGCCGTCAGTGGGAATACTGCCTTCCTCGAAAGCCAGCTTCGAAGATAGAAGCTGGTGTTCAAGGACCGCAGACGAACTCTGACCGCACTTACCTAGGCCCATGTCGTCGGCCAGCAGCAGAGCGGGGTGCTCCGCAGCAAACGAGACGAACGACCTTTGAAAATCGAACAAGCCCTTGAACGGGCGTTCCTCGCCCTTCTTGCCGACCATTTCTGGCTGCCAGGACACGCGGTCCTTGGCCCACGGAATGATCAAGTCGGCGTCTTCGGGCAACGGAGTCACAAGCTCGGCCTGCTTTTCAGCCTTGGCGAGCTTGATCCACCCCAGAAGGTCCGCCGACACTTCCGGACGGACAGTGACCATCAGTCGCTCAGCGACGGCAGGATCCTCCGGGAACGCCCAAAACTTACGCTCTCCAATGGACTGGAACCTGCGGCCAGGGACGGCCTTCACGGCAGCTTCATGCTGCACGTAATCCTGATAACCAAAGAACGTCAGTTCTAGCTGATCGTTCCCCTTCTCTAGCTTTGGCATTTAGTCCTTTCGAAATGCTCGAACAGCTTCCGGGGTAAGCTTCCAGCCGCAGCTTCGCTGCAACCCGGCCGCTACCTCGCGGTCCGTTAGCCTGGCAGGCGAGTGCGGCATGTAGCCGCCCATAATGCTCATGCCAGTTAGACGAGACTTTCTATGCAGTTCTTCGATTTTGTCTTGTACGGTCATCTAGCGGTGCAAGACCAGCAATTGAATGGGGTTCGAAGACCTTCATCACATTCGCACCCCATAGGCACATGAGCCTGCTCAAGCATGGCCCACGCATCTGCTTCGTCGCGCATCATTTCAAGTTTACGTTCGATCCCACGAACAATCACATCGACGTGGCTATTACCGTCTTTGTCTACCTGCACGAACATGTACGGGATCTCGTTGTCTTCTAGGACTGCCAAGATCTCGGCGTCGTGCGCGCTGGCTTCTTCCAGCGACTTCTGAGTCCGACCATTAGGGTTGTAGGCTCGGGTCGGATCGCGCCTCAGGAAGTAGTTTAGCCTATTTGCGCGTCGGTAGTCGTCCAGCACCCATTCCTTGAACGCTGGCGTGACCCCATTGGCCTCGCCACCGTAGATGAAGGAAAACAGTGTGGACGTGTCGGTGATGATCGCATCGACCTTTCCGTCAAGCCGTCGCTCGCGCCACATCTGCTTAGCAATGATGTACGGCTGGAATAGTAGTGCCTGGTGACGTTCCTCCCAAACCAATTCCTTGGCAACCTCAGGGACGTTCTCAATGTTGTGTCCCGCCTGCTTGAGGTAGCCGAATGCGAGCGCCATCGTCGTAGACTTGCCCGCGCCCGGTCCACCAAACAGCGTGACCTTGAGCGTGTCAGTCATCAAATTCCTTTAGTACGTAGGATGTCTTAGCTTTGCAGTCCGCACATACGCCGAGAAATGGAAAGCCGGGAGGGCTGATGCGATGCAGGATCCCCGCGTCCCATTCCTTCACCGGCTCGTTCAGATCCACGCGAGTGAGATCGATGCGCTTATCGCAGCCCTCGCGGGCGCAGTCGGTGAGCCTGCCCATCAGAAAATAGACGGACCGTCGATCACTGCGGCGTAGTGCTTATCGCCGTCGAAGTTCTGGTTTTCGTGTCGAAGATCCATAGCCCGCGAGAGCGCGTCTTCTACCCAACTTTCCCAGCCTTGCTTACGCGAGCCAGGAGGCGATCCGATGACATAGGTCTCACCGTCATCAAAATCAAACTTGAACGCAAACGCGTGATGCTGGAACGTATTGTAGACATCGCCACCCGGTAGGTAGACGGGAATCTCTTTACTAACTGTGATACTGAGTTCATTCGGCATGCGGGGGTTCCTCCGGGATGAAGCTTAGGTCGGGCGGCTCGTAGGTCGGGGGCTTGAGAACCTTGCCGTCCTCACGATACTTAGCTACCTTGCCAGTGCCGTTGCACATGGCGCAGCGCATTACGACAGCCGCCATTGGCGTGTACGGTGGTGTCTCTCGATACATACACCCGGTAGTTGCTGTGCCTGTCCCGTCACAAAAGTCGCACGGCCATAGCTTGGTCATGTTCGACCGGTGAACCTCTTCAAGCACTCGGGACAACAGATTGCCCGCATGCTGGTCCCAGCCGTAGATCACGTAGACGAGATCGGCTGCTTCCTTGTACTGCTGGCGTAGATCGCCCTCGGTCTCCAGCGCAAACTCGTAGTCAAGCTCGTCATATTCCTCGGCGATGAGAGTCCTACGAAGCCTTAGCTCGTCCCCGGTGACCAGGGTGGCCTGGTCTCGTACGGGGCGCTTGAAGAACTCGTGGAATTCTCTTGTTAGTTCGGTCGGATCCGTCATGCTTCGATGAGGACTGCCAGCGAATTCGGAGAACTGATGATCAACCGCTTGCCGCCACGTAGATCGCTGATGGATCCTACCGGACCCTGCCCGTGGCTGTCATTATCCACGTAGGTGATCTGCGTAACGCCCTCGAACACGATTGGCTCTTCCGGCACGTCTCGCGCCGGGTAAACCCTGACCTTCGCCATCAGACCGAGGCGGTTGTCTTGAACAGGGCCTTGGCGACTCGCTTACCTTCGGCCGTCAGGGCAAAGACTTGCGCGTAACGCCCGCTTCGGAGGCGCTTGCGACCGACCGACTCAACGAGAGGCTGGGTCGATGCGTAGTTGGTGATTCCGTCGTTGTCGATGGTGCGGCAAAGCTCCGCACGACGGGAACGAATCCCGGACGAGGAATAGGGACGATCCGCTACGTGATGCACCAATACGCTCAGCGTGATGTCGTCCATAGGACGGCCGAACTCATGGAATGCCCGCAGCACGGCGCGCTGGCCGTCAGTTAGAGTCGGTGCCATAGATGAGATTCCCTTCGTAAGTGGATGATTGCTAGCGACCTACACGCGGTGACCGTAGCCAATGTCCGCCCATCCCGACCTTTTGCCTCGGTCGCCAGCTTTACACAGTGTAGCAGTTACGTGACTTCGATTTCAGCCAGCGTGGCTCTGATGCAGTGGCGGCAAATGGCGATGGTCGCCTTGCCGGTATTGTCTGCCCGCGCTTCGACATACTGCGCGCCGTCCATGAATCGACAGAACGGCGTGAACTCGCCGAACCTTTCTCCGCTGGGCATCTGCGCGGTGCTCTCGAACAGGAACAGATGAAGCTCGTTCCCAGGAGTGCCCGCCCGCCACTGGGGCCATCCGGCCGGTTGATCGCGCAATAGGTCAAGCGCCTCTTGCATTTTCAGTCGTCTTCTTTCGGTGGATTCTTCGGGTCATACGCCACGGCCCGCAAGAGCGGGGCGAGCTTTTTACGCATCGCCACGATCTCCGAGACCATACGGGCAAGTGTACGTGCTTGCGCCGACTCGGGCCATGCTGCGGCATTAGGCTCGTCGCCTGTATCGAGATTCGCCTGCATGTAAGCATTCCTTGCTTGAACCGCTGTGTCTCTAAGGGACCTGAGAGCTAGACGCAATACCGCGTCGGTTTGTACTACAGCCTGCGCAGCCGCCTGATACGGGGTGCCGTCAAAGTTGCGGCTGGGGTCCCTGTATGTAAAGGTCGTGCTGCTGTCCTTGGTCTTGATTTCTTCGTCCATGTGCCTTTCGCTACTTTATTGTCTTTAGTGGTATCAATGGCCAGCGTATTGGTACGCTGGGGTAGTGCTTGGGAGCCTCCTACATGCGCGCTGGAACTATGCGCCAAGACATGAGACATGAAGCAGTGGCCTATTCTGCGCGACGTAGTGCTTTTCTGTGGAGGACTCGCCGGGGTCGTTCACGAAACAGTGCTGACGCAATCCGAACGTCCGACACTGCTCATCCTTTTCGCTGCAATGATGGGTCTTCCCGCATTCCTTCGGGGTCCGGGAGACAAGAACGGAGGAAACGACGACAAGCCATGATCATTTACTGCAAGAGCCGCCCTTTGCTGATGCTGTACATCGGGTTCATCGCGGCTCTGGAACTCATCGTACTGCACATCGGGTAGTTATGACAGCCGGTACGCAAAAGGTAGGAAACTTTCGCGAGTTTGTCAAGCGAAACGCTGCAATCGGCGCGTTTCTGCTCGTAGCCCTCGCGGGCGGTTACGCCATCGACCGTACGTCTGAGCGCGACACGCAGCAGTTCACCGCTCAGCTTCGCAAGGCGCAAGTTCAAGAGTGCGAGCGCAACAACGACATGCGCAACGAAATCAATACGAGCGTCAAGGCGCATAAGGTTCAGCAGCAGGTGCTTGTTCAATTTATGGGCGACGCGGCGACAGCCAGGGCGCGAACAGGCGACAAGAAAGTCGCGAAACGCTACGAGAACTTGCAGAGTAAGCTGGTACATAATGTACAGTTCCATGCACTGCCTTTGACCGACTGTGAGGCGGCCGTACCGAAGCAACCATGAGGCACCTAGTGAGGCATTTGATCAAGGAACAACGCGTGTTGGCGTATCTACGCTTCCTACTCGAACGCCATAAGCGAACCATTGCGTTTCTACTCGTAGCATTGGCCGCCGCCTACGCCAACTACCTAGCGTTCAACGCTGCCAACAACGCCAAGGAAGCCGCTCGCTCGTCCAACCGCGCTGCCGCCAACGCGCAGATTGCGATCAAGAAGGTAGAAATGGAGAGCCGCGACCGCCGCGATCAGATCTGCTTCCAGGACGAACGTGCGCACCTTCGTGAAGTCAATCAATTGAAGCGTACGTACGCGTATCTCGTCGGACTGACACCGAAGCAGCGAGAGCAGCCGCTTGCCAAGGCGATTATCAGGTTCCTGCCGCAGACAGAAGAAGACGCCAACACTGATGAAGCGCCTCCGTTTTGCGACAAGCCTGGCGTAGGACTGCCAGAGCCGGACCCTGTGGTGCCCAAGCGTCCAGCAGTCCTAGGCGGCGGTTAGCCCTTCACGCCGTCGCAGTGCAGGATGTTCTTGAACTGCGAGAACAGCGGTACTCGCCAACCATACACTTCACAGCGAAGCTTGATCGCGTGCGTCGGGTTTCCGGGTCCGCCTGACGGCACCGGAAGATTCCCGTAGAGGTTCGAGCTATTGAAGCGCGGATGAACGACTGAGTCGCCGATCTTGTAGGTGTCCTCGGTCGTGTATACGCGGTACTCGTGTCCGTCGTCCGTAGACACGGATTCCTTGCCCGTGACATGCAACGTGACGGTTTCTGTCTTTGAGTAATCGATCACCGCGTAGCCCACCACTGCGAGGATCACAACTACTGCAAGTGCTACCAGTAGCTTCATAGGGATAGCTCCTTACACATCGAGAGCGCTTGCCTCCGAACGCTCTGATTGGGTCGTGGATTCGTCCACGACAATGTAGCCCTCAATCCGGTCTAGCCGGAAAGTCTTGGGCATTTCGTCGTCAATGTCAAACCCTGTGGTGACCGCGTAGCGATCCCACTCTGGTCCGACATACTCAACCTTGCTCGGACGGAAGAACCGATTCTTGGTATCCGGCTCCCATGCCAGGCGACGCCCGACAACGGCAGGCTTACGGTACGTGAACCGTACAGCCATGCTGTTATGGACGGCATACTCAAGCGCGGCCAGATTCCAGTCCGTCTTATCCTCAGTTCCGACCGGCTCTCCGACACCGAAGGGCTTCGGCTCGGCAACAACCATCTCTGGCGTGGCCTCAGGCGTAAACGAGTTCGTGACGTTGACGATCTTAGGTACGCTCAGCGAGCGCACGGCATCGGCGAGATCCTTGATCGCATCTGCGACAGGCGAGTCGTCGCGGCTGAGGGAGAATGTCTCAAGCTGCCCGTGTTTGATACCGTCAATAGCGTCCAGACGCTCGCGCAGCTTAGCGCGGTCGTCAGCATCCAGGTAGACGCGCCCATAGCTTCCGAAGGAGAGAGTAAGATCCCCATCATCGTCAAGCACGCCACCGACCCGAAGCTCGTCGTCGGAAAGGTAAATGTCCTCTAGTGTAGTCATGTCTGTCAGCCCTTCTCGGGTCGGTTGGACGCCATCAGCGCCTCGGTGGCCTGCGAATCGGCCATGTCTTGGTTGCGCTTGGCCTTGCCGTTTGCGGGGTGCGCTTCCCAGTCCCCCACCGTTCGCACATCGCGAGCAAGTTCGTTGCTGCCAGGCACGAAGACGTGGAGAACCGGCTCACCGTTGACGGAACCGGACTTCACCCGTACGGAATTTTCATCCTTGACAATCTGACGGGCAAGCAGGGATAGACGCTTATCTGTGATCTGTGCCATGTTGGGGTTCCTCGAAGTCTAGGTAATAGGAGTTGACAGTACGGATGATCTCAAGCACGCGACTGCGTGACACGCCGCATCTTTTAGCAGTCCGTACAACTGCTCGGGCTGTGGATGTTGGAGGATCGCTATCCACGATAGCGACGAACGTTCGGTAGATCAAGCGCTCGGATGCAGTTACCTGCTTTTCCTCAGGCTCGGCGATGATGTAGGGGAATAGGCTCACCGCTGTCCACAGGTCGGGCAGCGAACGAATGGACCTACTAGGTCCGCGCACACTACGCAGTCTACCGGATCCCCAGCGTCGGTCAAGGTCTCGGGGTTGATTCGCTTGCCGCAGATCGCTGTGTCTCCGCTGGGAGCACAGGAAATGCAGGCGAAATGAATCATGCCGCTGCCACTAGAGAAGTCCTCGAACTGAAACTCTTCAAATGTGTGCTTGCCTGGGTCTAGTACGGTGCTCATGTCTCGTCAGTGAAATTCCATGCGATTTCGTCGTCGTATCGAGTAGCGCCGGTGTCGGGCGTCAGTCGATTCAGCCCACCATATCCGGCGTGCGCCCTGAACGTCTCGGCGTCTGCGTTCAAGCACTGATAAGCGCTCAGTGCCGCCAGTTCGATGAACGCCCACTCACGCTCTGGCATGACGCCTTTTGTAGAAAGACGGTCACGCCAGAGCTTGTCAACGCGCGGGTCTCCGTGATCAAATACGTCTATCACGGAAGTGATCGGGGCCGCACAAGGCCACGCCGTCATCGGACAGGTCAGCGACAGCCTGCATGCCGGTGTCATATGAGACCGGCCGCGTCAGATGAAGCGGTACGCCTGTATAGAGGCCGTAATAATTTGCGTCGAGCACCGTCGCCTTCACGCAATAGTCGAGCGCCAGCCCGACAACGTAGACCCGCTCAGCCCCAACGTTGTCCAGCCATTCATGCAGGAACTGGCCATTTTCAGCAGTCCCATCGAAGCCGCTGTATGCCTCGGTGTCTCGAACCCAGCCCTTGGAGAAGATGGGGGCATCAGGAAACGCTTCAAGGATTTCCTCGTGGATCTCAGCGCCCGAAGTGTTCTGCACGCAATGCGCAGGCCAGGACCCGTCAACAAACTTCGGGTTGTCAGAGAAGCTGACATGGTCGTCCGGATGCCAGTCGCGCGTCAGCGCGACGTGCTCAAACTGCTCCCCAAACTGGCAGATCGGACCAATGATCAGGTTGCCCTCAGGCACCCCCAGTGCGCCTCCGGGAAGGAAGTCGCGCTGCATGTCCACAACAATCAGCGCGTTCATCGGCGATCACGCTGCTCTCGGCGACGAAGCTCATCGCGCACCTGATCGCGGACCAGTCCGCCGATGATGGTGATCGCTGTGGGGACTTCCGGCTCCTTGGGCCGCTCCTGACGCTCCTGCTGAGGCTCGTCCTCGCGAAGCTCGTCAAGAACTCGGATAGCGCCGTCGATGACTGCGTTTCTCAGACTCATCACATGAAGGAGTGGTAGAGGATTGCGCCCAACCAGAACACGCCGTAGATGAGCGTGATCTTGAAGAACGATTCGAGCAAGATAGTGCCAGCGTCCCTGCCCCCGTTCTCAGTCTTCTTGTCGAAGGCGTCGTAGGTGAGGAAGGCCACGAGCAGCGAGATGCCCAGCGCCTGGGCGAAGGTGATTCCAGGGACGCTGCCGTAGAAAGGTGCGTCCGGGCCGGATACAAACCAATCCCAGAACACTTCCAAGGAAAGGCCGCGCAGGATCATAGTGTACGCCATGATCACAATGAGCCAAAGTAGGATAAACATGTTGGGGATCCTTTACGGTCGAATGATGGATGCTAGGCTGAGCACTTCATCCGACAATCCGCTCATATTGACACGGTCGTTGGTAATCGGAGACACAGCCTGAGTGTGATGCGGCACTGTACGCAACACAGCATACGCATCATTGAGCCTGTTTGCAAGTGCGTCAAGTTCTTCTTCTGACAGCGTCGTCAGGATAGCTCGCACGGGCACAGCCTGGCGATGTGTTTGAGCGTCGTGGCCACAGTGCTCTTCCGGAACCTCAAGGGGGTCGGAGTTGTGGTCGCACTCCTTACAGACGCTGACGGTTTGAGTGATTACGGTCATCGAGTAAGCTGTTGTTCGGCGTTTTGCGCCTGCTCTAGCGCTGAATCAGATGACGTAGCGATGCCTTCCTTGGTACCCAACGGGCCATACGCTGACCATTTCCAAGTCGCGACCGCCACCCCAGACTCTCCGATGGTGTCCTCAGGCCAGATGCGCCAGCCGGTTGCTGTTCCTAGCACGAACATCACTCCGAATCCAAGAACAGGCCAAGCTTGCGCTCAAGCCGCTTGTTCTCACGTTCGAGTCGGTCTCGCTCAGACTCAAGGTGCTTACGCGATTGCTCCTTGCGGATGTTACGCGGCGGCTTGTTCCACGGATCACGATCATCGTCCTGGCTGGTGTAATTGCGCAGTAGCACTAGTGCCACCGGCATAGCGAAGAACGAAGTTGCCCATGCGCCAATCTGATATGCGGGATCGTAGTGTGAGCTACGCTTATCCCAGTGCCAAGAGAGTCGTCGGGAAATGTCAATAGACGCTGCGGTGTAGCCGACACACAGCGACACGATCTCGGCCCAATTAGGCAGCAACGGAATGAAGTTCATGGCGAATATCATAGATGTTGGTTCTTTCTCTTCCTCCAATTGAGTGCTAGATCGGCCGACTTCTTACGTCTAATCCCTAGATACGGGTACACCAGTCTGAGCACCAATGCGATGTTTTCTTGTCCAGTAATAGTCACTTGCCATTGCTGTTTGTGGGTAGGACCGTAATTCTTCTTCTTGGCTTGGAAGTTACCCACCCCTACTACCTTCCAAAACCGTTCTACAACATCCCTGTCTGTCATACAAACTCTGAGCGCTGTTGGCGCTAGTCCGTCTTTGCGCTTTCGAAACTCAATCGAGCCTTCGCCCTCGTAAATTCCAGCAGCCCAAGCAATATCAGTCTCTCTGCTCATACATAGAGAGTACCAACTAGCTTGTCAGTCTTCTCGTTCTAGGCGAATCAAAGCTTTCCTGTATTTGTCCCACCGCTCGAAGTCCTTGTCTACGATCTGTCCGGCAGGGATCCTACGTGGGTCCATGTTGTGCGTCAAGTCGCGGATCTTCACGCGGCGGGCGAGCCAATTCTGCGCCACGCGCTCGATGTACTCGTCGTAGGTTTCCTCACCGCGCGGCTTGTGCGTCAAGGCGTTCAACGCCTCGATGTGCTTCGACGGAAAGGTGCTGATGATGTGGTGGATGAATTCACCGCGTTCCAGCGGCGTTCCGGCGAAATCTTCGACGGCGTCGTGCAGCACCGACACGATCATCACGTCGCGGTCCTTCTTATCACCGCGCATCAGCATGACGTTGAGCGGGTGCAGCATGTAGCAGACACCCGTCTTGTCCTTCTGGTAACGGTGCACCTTTGCGGCGAGGTAGATGGCCTCGCCTAGAAGGTGCTCTTGGTCCTTTGGATCGAATTCGATTGGCTTGCGTGCCATCAGCGGCGTCCAGTCAACTGCATCGGGCCGAAGGTCTCAAGCGCCACAACGGCGATCTCAAGCTCAGCCTCGTTGTAATAGGTCGTCGCCGGACCGCCGCCGACCGGGAAGATCAGCCAAGGCAGGGGCGCACGGGTTAGGCCGACGTTCTTGGTTGCGCCGCGCTCCTGCCATCCGGCGATCACACGACAGGACTTGAGCGCGTCGAGACGATGCGCCAGCTTAGGACTTGTCGTCGTCACGAACCGTCACCACCTTCGCGTACCCAGAAGCCTTCAGGCGGCCCTTACTCTTGGCGATGTTCGCGCGAGCGTTGGCTTCGCTTACGAAGCTTTCGTACGAGACGCAGACAGGTCCGTCCTTGCCGATGAGGACCCAGTTCCACTGCCCATTCTCGGCCTGCTCAACTTCAAAGCGAAGTCCCTTGCGCTGGGATTCAGTTGTGTTCAAGGCAAAGCTCCGTTCGTCCTTCGGCGTAGTCAAACCACAGCGCCGCCAGCTTCGCACGGTCGCAAGAGAACCTATATGCGGTCCTCGTGAGCGCATCGTCAAGTGCGACACTCTCGGCGAGCAGGCCCATGAGAAACCCGAATGCGATCTCTAGGCACTGCTGGGATTTGATGTATTCAGTGTGCATGTCTGGGATCCTACTCGATCTATTCAGGAATGTCAATACTCGATCAAGTTGCCGTCTGCGTCTTCGATGTACTCAACCCAGACAGTCGGATCGTCCTGGGGAAGCTGTTCCGCGACGGCGATCCAAAGCTGCGGATCGGCAGGATCGCCAATGAGCTTGGCGGTCCCGCCGTCCGAGAATACGACTGTCAGATCAGTCGTGCTCATACTCCTGCACGTCCACGCCCTGCGGAGTGAAGATCACTTCGACGTGGTCGCCGAAGACATCCCTAGCGAGCTTCTGCCCGTCAGACGCCAGCGCCTCGTAAATCGCCACGCAGGCGTCATAGGCGTCCTTGTAGCGCTGGTCAAAGTTGGGATTTGTGTCGCCGCCGTAGAACGTCTCACGCACCTTGGTGTCGCTGCCATAATGGCTGAAAGTCGGGCTGCCTTCGTAGCGCCATTCTGAGCGCCGTTCTTCTGCCTCGAACTCGTCCAGACCTTCAAGATCTTCGTGCGCCACGACCACAAGCTCGTGCATGCCGAACTCGCACGGCTCACCGTCGTTGAAATACGGCGTGTACTGAAGCCAGCCGAAGCTGTGCACGATGTCGCCGTACTCCGCGAAGATGGCCTTGGTGCCGTCCTTGACCATTTCCTGCGCGTGCTCGCGCATCTGCTGTTGCGCGCGCTTGATATGCTCGCTCAGTTCCAGCAGCCGCTCAGTAGGCTTGAGCGCTTCCCTGACAGCGCCGGTATCCATGGTGCTCATCAGTAGCCCACGCTGTTCTCTTCGAGCGAGAATCCGTCGTCGGTGCGCCGCGCGACGAACACCACGTTGTCGCCGCCGCCCTCACCGGGGTAGTAAGAGACACCCAGCGCGTTGGCCGCAGGCTCCCAGCCAGCGCCCTTGAGGACCGCCGACAACAACGGAGCGTCGGCCGTAGCGGTCGGCCCTCCGTAGTTGTAGAACAACTCATAGCCCGCGCCGTCGTAGTCAGACGTGATGCTCTCGTCCTCGTCAAGCAGGTTGACCAGAGGACCAAAGACACCCTGGCCGGGGTTCTCGTCGTTGTAGGGTGCGGTGCACACACCGAACACCACGTTTTGAATTCCGGAATTGGAGAAAGTCTCGATCAGGCCCTCGCGGATGCCGCGCTTGACAGCCTCAGTCAGGCGCTGCTCAGCCTGCTCCAAATTCTCCTTAGCAGCGGAGAGATCCTGTAGAACTTCATGAGCCATGGGATAGCTCCTTTCAGTCGAGCACAATGGCCCGACGCCTCGTTGTCTTTGACTTACTTGCGAGCTTGCGGTGAGAGGTTGGGGTTCCTGAGATCGCATTGTTCATCCAATCCTGAAACTCCATACCTTCAAGATAGTCGCTCGCGGTCGGGATGAATTTGCCTCCAAAGTCTTCAAGGATGTGCTGCTCGCACACATCGCGAACCGACACCTGCTTCTGCTTGCGGCCGGAGCCGTTGCAGATGCACATGGTGTCCTCGAATACCTTCTGCTGACCGCCCATCGGGTCGGTAGCGGCGGTGCCGTCGCAGTTATCGCACGGCAGATCCGTCTTGATCGTGATGGTGTGCCCGAAGACGCGCTCTACGACAAAGATGAACCATGAGTTGTGCGTCAGCGCGCGATGTCGGTTGTCCGGAAAGACAGCCTTGGACGAATCTAGAAAGTCATGAATTTCTAGGTAATCTTCCGGCTGTCCGCCGAACTTCCTCGCCGATGATTGCGCGTGGATCAATGGCTTTGCCATCGGATAGCTCCCTTAGCGCTTGATGCTGACGCGCGCACACGTCTTTTGATGCACACCGCGTCCGGCCGAGGCCAGTGCGCTGCCCAACCCTGAGTCAAAGATAGCGAATAGGGCGTAGAGGGCGACGAACATCAAAAGGGCAGACAGTGCGACGATGGCTGTGATCAGCAGCGCCTTGAGAGTGATCGTGTAGAACACGACAGCCAGCACGATCAATGTGACGGCAAGTAGGAGTCCGATGACGATGCCAGCCCACTTGAACAGCGTCTGGAAGCGGCTCCAGAGCATAGAAGCACGAGTGGACGTGAAATCAAGCGCGCGCTCTCCGCGCGACGGACCAGTTCGCACGCGCGGCGCTGCACTGCGGTTCTTCGCCGCTCGGCGGCGGGCTGCGTAGTCAAACATCGGATTAGCGATCTTGACGATGGCACGGATAAACACCGAAATCGGTAGCGAGAGCGGCATGAACACAAAACCCCAGAAGAGCTTGCACGTGTTCAGGTTTTCGGTCGAAGCGGGGATCGCATACGTCCACAGGAACAGGCGCATGAACAGGCCCAGCTTTACATCGACCGACATAGTGAGGTTAGACATGTTGGGGATCCTTTCTAATCGGCTCGGTCAGACAGTCCAGGGTAATCTTGAATCTTATCGCTGAAGCTCACGGGTTCAGCCGCTTACGCCTGCTGCCCTGATAGCGGCCGAGGCCGTAGAAGGCGGCGGGAAGAAAGACCAGAAGGTCCGGGATCATGGGGATGATGCCACCCCAAAAGAAGATAGCCATGTTAGTATTCTCCTGTTTCGCGGCTAGTATATGGCCGCGTAAAGCCATGCACCTTCGCCTGAGTGTTTGCGTGGATCTTCGCCGCAGTGATCTGCGCTTCGGCGTTCTTTTGGATCGCCTCAGCAACCTTCCTCAAAGCCTCAGCGACGGCATAGTCGCTCATCGCTCGTACCCGTCCTCTTCGAACTCAACGGGAATGCCGTCATCGTTGGTGGCGGCGAGGGTCGTCGCGGTATGTAGGTAGACGGTCTCCGACTCCGGGTCAAGCGACCACGGAGAGAGCGTGTAGCCGTGCTCGGCGGCCTCTTCGGCTCCGATGTACATGCCGTTATCGGGTCCATCAAGTGCAAGATGTCGTTCCATAGTGATGCTCCTTAGCTGAGTAGCTTTCGGCGGGTAGCTTCAATTTCGACTTCCATGGAGGCGAGCGTCTGCCGCGCTCCGTGCGCGTAACCATCATCCCAAGCCGTCGCGGCGTTGTCAAGCTGCGACTCAAGGTCAACGATCTGATCGTCCTTATCGGCAATAGCCTGCAAAGCGTCGCTGTACAGCCTCTCCCACAGCCGAATGTCGTCGGCATGGTGCGAGACCTCAGCGCGATACCACTGCAAGATGCCAGGCTGTCGCTCGCGTTCGAGCTTGCGGGCGGCTACTCGCTTGTCATACTCGCGCTTGCCTCTGAACTCCGGCATCCTCCGAAGCAGAAAGCAGAACTCGTCGTTAGCGGCGATGGAGTCTGTCCAGACATGCCCACTAGCGTCGCTATTTGGATGTATCAAGCGGGACCAGAGCGTGTCACCCTCGCGCCGCAGGCAGACGTAATAGCCATTGTCGGTGTCGGCGCTGATAAACGAGAAGTGGTCGCCGGGACGCAACGAGGCCACGGGGAAATTGCGTTCAATGTTCATCCCATCACCGCCACGGTGATAACGGCCTCGATATAAATGCACAGCAGTGCGAGCATGACGGTAGCCACTCGGCGGCGGCCCTGATGCTCAATGTGCTTGCAGGTTCCGCGAACGCACGCGGCGGTGGAACCGAACAAGATTCCCATGCCGCCATGCATGAGCACGTCGCCAGATGTGAGGTAGGTGGTGGTCATGGCACGAAGCTTAGACGGTGTGGCCGCCGCTGTCAAGCTGCTCAGCGTAATTGATCAGTGAAAGGACTTCATCAATCGGTGTACCGGGCCAGATTCCAGCGCTTTCGTTCTGATTGAATTCACAGCAACCAACCCACTTCTCGGCGCGCTTTGTAAACACGACTACCTGGCCCGAATACTCACGGGAGACCAACGCAAACTTATTGCCGTTACCGGCTGTGAAGAGCTTGACGTTCATTTCTTGAGCGCCCGCTGAAGTCGAAGGTTCTTGAACATCGCCATGTCCTCGGCCTCCGTCCAAAGCTCGGAGACCTTATCCTCGTACTCAAGATGAGAGAGGTTGTGGGGTACCGGATCGCCCACGTAAATAGGATCTTCGCCAGGGCGGACCAACTGGACCACCGTCGTTCGTCCAATTTCGTCTTCCTCTACCCGCCACGGCTCGGTAAGTTCACGACGACGACGACGACGCTCAGAGAGCGCCGCCGCCGACTTCGTGACGATGAAGAAGACGAGAATCGCCAACACGACGATGCCGAATGTGACGATCTCGACTGCCTTCATAATGCTTACCGGCCGACCGAGATCGGGGCGTCGCTGCCGACGACGACGGTGGTCACGCCGTCCGGCAGGGAATCGCCGAACGCGCGAAGCTCATCCTGGCGGGCGCACGATGCGCACTTGGCATAGCCAAGCTGGCGCTGCTGATTGACAAGCTTCTTCTGCTTCTCGACCTTGACCTGCTCTTCCTGCTTGAGCCGTTCGGCACGGGTGTCAGCGACCTTCGCGTACGCCTGCTGAGCGTTGGCGATTGCTCCCTCAACCTCGGGAAGCTGGGGCTGCTCCATATTGAACGTAATCTCGCGGAAGAAGTCAAGGTGATCCTTGCCGCCCAGCTTCGCTCGAAGCTGAGCCTCAAGGCCCTCGGCCATAGCCTGCTCGATACGGGCCACGTTGTCCTGATTGTCCACCTTGTCGGGGTCAATGTCGGAATCGGTGGCGTCGCGTGCCAGCAGTGCGGCAGACGAGACAACCTCCTTGGCCTGAAGGCCCAGGAACACGTCACGCGCGTTGGCGTCAAGGATCGGCTTCCACGTCGAATTCAGCCAGCCCTGCCAGTCCTCCCACGGGCGCTGGCCCTCAGGACGATTGACGAACTGTTGATCGAACGCGGTGACCAGCTTGCGGCCCTCAGGCGTGCAGTCAAAGCCCGTCTTGAAGTAGAACGTGCCCGACAGCGTGACCTTCACGCCGTCCTTAGTCCGCAGGCCCTCGATAGGACGAGCGTCGGCGTCCTTGTCGTTGGAGAACTTGTACGTGCGCTGAGAGTCGGACGCCGGATAACCATGCGCCTCGCTCATCACACCGATCCACGAGTTGCCGCTGCCGGGGCAGACGATCTCGCGGATATTGTGGTTGTCCCAGGGTCCGCCGTTGCGGATGACCTGAATCTGTCCACCCTCAGGGGTGGAGGTACAACCGGCCGCAAACAGGCCAAGAGCCAGCAGCGGAAGGATAAGGACGCGGCGCGCCCAGGTCTTGAGCATAGACATGCTCCTTTCGTTAGGGATGGCGGGGATCTTAGTGCGTGGCTATGCGCTTGTCAAGGCAGCGCCGCAGAGACCATGGGATCGAAGCCGAAGCGCTCGACCAGATACGCGATCAGTGCGGCGGCGATCTCTGCATCGATGTTCGTGAACGTTGCTTCCTCAGGGCAGCCCTGATTGAAGCTGTACAAGTCGAAACCGAGATCTCCGGCCTCTAGGTAGGGAGTGAGACGAAGCTTAGACTCATTTCCATGCCGGTCCGTCCACGAGAAAATGACGGAAGTCTTATCACGCTCAATTTCAAAGTTATACATAAGTGAACTCCGTAAGTTCGACAATGGGATTGACGGGCGCATAGGTCTCATCCACATACGCGACGTTGTAGACCGTCGTGTAGGGCTTTGAGTCCGGGTCGAACGGGTAATCGTAGACTCCATGCGCCTCATGGATATGGCCGCACACTACTACCGTAGGACGGATCCTGTCAAGTTTCTTGAGCAACGGGATGTCGCCGACCGGCTTTGGGCCGCCAAAGAACGGACCGATCATGTCGCCCAGCCCGTAGGGCGGACCATGACTGATCAGGATGTCCAAATCCTCGGGGATGATCGAACAGCGAATTTCAAGCGCTCGCTCACTGCCATAGAAAGCCCAATTAGGCAGGTTGGGAACCCACGGAGTGCCCCAGAGCTTCAATCCCGTGCGTGACGTGTGCCCCTCGTCGCGAAGGTACGTCCACGGCAAGTCATCGGGGATTAGGAAGTGATGCTCGAACACGTAGTCGTGATTTCCGGCGATGCCGACCACTTCGATGTTTCGAGCGGATAGCTCATCAAGCCACTCGCGAAATTCAGTGTTCAGCCACGACTTTTGTCGCTGTTCACCCTTTTCCATCGTCCGTGAAGGCCGGTGCGTAAAAAAATCAGGACAAATGTCCCCTGCAATGACCAGAAGGTCGCAATCGGGGATAGCTGGCAGGTTGCCGTGGAGATCGGCGGTGGCTAGTACCTTGGGCACGCTGGGGTTCCTTCCTTAGGGTGGATAGCTCCCGTAAGAGTATCAACAACCGGCTTGCCTGGCAACAGGGACGCCTCACAACCGTATTTCGATTTCCACCCCATTCCGATTTTCTGTACCGGCATAAGGTACGATACAGGCATGATCAAAGACCCAAACGTACGTGCCGCGCGCGCCCGAAAGCTCGAATTGGTCGAAAATCGCAAAAACGGCCCATGTGAGGATTGCGGCGTAGACCTAGACCCGGCGATTATGCGCCTAGTGCCCAATTCAGCCCAAATGCCCGTTTCGGACCTTGTTCGCTCGCGCGGCGTCAAGGCCGTTCGAGCCGAACTAGCCAAATACACTCGAAAGTGCCCAAACTGCGCCTCACTCTCGATTTTGCTCTAGCTCCTTGAGCGCTGCGACCCAATGGCACGTTAGAAAGACACTTTGCGACTGCGTTACCGGTCGTTCTGGAAATCCACGCCATTGAACCACCCAGGCATCGCCAAACTTCCCGCGCGTCGTTGAAACTTCGCAGGCGTCGGCTCGCACTCCGTGCTTGAAGGCTCGTTGGGGATCCATCCCCCAAGTCTACAGAATCGGGCGCTCAGAGCAAGCCTAACCCTAGACCTTAGGTTCAGGCTCGCCTTTCCAAATACCGACTTCAGTGTGAGTCGGGCGGTTGGAGATCTCGAAGATTCGAGCTTGCGGCTGCTGCGCAAACGGCGGCTCTTCGCCGTGCTGGTAATACGGACCGGTGATTATCAAGCGCGTCCCGTCATCAGCCTCAGCCGCCCATACCTTCAGCCAGCGATTTGCTGCGCCAATAATCGTCTCGGCGTACATACGCTCGCCTTCCGCGCCAAATGCGTCACCGGGCCTGAACGCGAAGACTTCAAAATACGGCAGTGCGCGGCGAACTGTCATCCGTACACCAATTCCCCGAACAAGCTGAATTGCAGAATCACGTCAGCGGTCTCAGCGTCCCAATCGACGCTGTCAGCACCGCTGAACAGCAGCGAGCGAACGTCATTACGAATGCCCGGGTTCAAGCCCTTATCGGCGGCGCTGGCTTGGATCATGCCACGCCTGATGCCGTTCAGATCGACGTAGTGATAATCGTCAGCGTCATGCGGTAGGACGGCCATGGAAATCAATTCTTTGTTGTCATCGCGGACGATGTCTGCAAAGTCAGCCCAGTAATTAGAGCCGCCGTACATGGCGGCCTCAAGCACGGCCTGCGCGGTCTCGTCGGCGATCTCGATGGTGAGCCGGATCTCGTGCGTGCTCATCGCCCCAACAGCCTCATTGCGGCCTTCAGTTCGGCAAGCTCGGCCTCAGCGGCGTCGGCGCGGTCAGCCTCGCGAGCGAGCGAACCCGTCTGAACCTCAAGCTTGCGGTTGGCCGCACGAAGATCATTGATCAACCCGGTGTTGCGCGTCAACGCGTAGTCAAGGTCGCTTTCAAGGTCAACGACTTGCTGGTACAACGAGTAACGCGAATAGTCGTAATCGTAGTCATACATAGTGAGGGATCCTTTCAGGCTATTTGGGATTTGTCAATTCCAGTGCGCGGCAATCACGCGGGCGCTCGGCGTCAGTGTCTGGTCCCGCCAAGCGTCGGCGGCGAGTCCGTTGTAGTAAATCACAACCTTTACGCCCGCCTGCTGAAGCGACTTCAGCCAAGGCGCAAATAGCGCTTGCTCTTTAGGCAACATGCCCGCCTCTGGGACCCACAGGGCTAGTCCATTAGCCTTCGCCAGCGCTCGCACAGACACTGTAGGAACCGAATAATGCACGCCGAGGATATTACCCAACGGGCGCTTAGAGCTAGCCGCAAACCACGCCCGAAGATACGTGATCGGCTGACCGGCCGTGTCGCCGATGATCAACGAAGCGCTCGGGTCCCAATGATGAACCTGCGCGGCTGCCGCGTCATACGCCTGCCGCGAAGTGATCGCCAGGCAGACGGTCGAACCCAGCGGTTCAACCCGCGTGGCGGTGGCCCATCTAGTCCGCACAACGCGACGGTAGCGCCCGCGCCGATGCTTGACGTGCCGATAGCGAACCTCTCCGTGCCGCCGCACACGCTTCCACGAGCCTCGCCGGACGCGCTTGAAGCGCACCTTGCGCGCGGCCGTGGTTTTGGTCACAGGCCCTGAGCAATAAGGGTTGTACGCGGGCTGAAAGTACCGATGATTCGGCTCGTTCATAGGCGACCACGCGTCCACGTACGGGCCAAGCTTGCGAGCGGCCACAGCGGCGAACGCCGCGATATAGGCGGGCGACGGGTGTGACTGCCAGAACATCAACGACACCATCACCTTCAGGCCGTCCGCTTTACAGCGCTTCACGACCCCCAGATAATCAGTGTCGGCCCATCTAGTAGGCATGACCATGATTCGAACCCAGCGGCTATTTAGCGCGGCGATCTGGTCGCAGCGGGCCGCCGTCATAGGCTCCTGCTGCATGCCAAAATCCATCGCCTGAGCAGGCGCGGCCGAGAGGACACACGCCAAGCTCAGAGCGATGGTAATCAGCAGCTTGCGCATTAGCCGACAACCTTGCAGCGGGTGAGCACCGTGGACTTGCCGTAATTCTTGTCGCCGTAGCGGCCGGTGCCGTCGTCGTGAGACTTGATCGTGCCCTTGAGCGTGACCTTGACGCCAGTCTCGGCAAGCTCGGCGATGTCGCGCGAGGAAAACCACTTGATCTGGTTGCCGTCGTCGTCCACGAAGGTGTACAGCGGCTTGGTCCCGCCATTGTAGCTGTAGCGGTCCTCAATGCGGAATTCACTGACCAAAGTCACGGTAAGCTCGACCTTATCGCCAACCGTGCCGATGTAGTCGGACTGCTCGACGGTCTTCGCGCGGGCCTGCTCGCGGGCGATCTTCTCGACGTTGCGGCGATAGCCCTCCACCGCGTAGGCGGCGATGCCAAGCTGGCGGTGCGTGATCGAATCGGCCTTCAGGATCGTGAACATGTTGTACTCAAACTCCGACAGCGCGGCAACCTCATCGTCGGTGTCGGCGAAGCCCCGGACCCACTCAATGGCGGCGTCGGCCTTGGCGGCGTCCTCGTCGGTCGTGTCAGTCCACAGCGGGCTGCCCTGTCGGTCGCGCGCCTTCTTGACCATGTTCTCCATATTGGAGATCGCGGCGTCGGCCGTGGGGTAGCCGCCGAAGTCATACGCGCTGGAACGCGACTGCCAGCCAGACTCGCGGATCATGCAGGCGACGTGTGTCAGATAGTGATCAGTGGGGATCCGCTGAGGCGCGGAGCCGCCGTAGAACTCGGACTCATCGTCCTCAAGGGCGTCCATCAGGTCGGCGACGTACTCCATCCACCGGGCGATGCTGGCGGGCGATGCGCCGCCCAGGAAATCGACCAGGCAGTTGGAGCCGACCTGCTTGAGGGTACCGTCCTCGTGCTGGACAATGTAGGTGTCCTTGCGACGGCGGCGGAACCCGCAGTGGTCGCAGTTGTCCGGGGTGGCCTTGCGGTAGGCGGTCAGGTCGGCCTCGCCGTCGAAGGTCGGCAGGCGGCGAATGATGGCGTTCTGCTCGTCGTCGTGCTCAAGGGTGGCGACGAAACGCCAGCCCGCCAGTCGGGGCGACTGTCCAGTGATCACAACGAAGCGGTAAACGGTGATCTTCTCAACGCCATCGATGCGAGTCCGAATCTCGGTGTCCTCGTGCCCGGTCAGCGTAACCGGCTCGACGCCCAGCTTGTCGGCGCGCTTGTTGAGCTTGTCGATGCGCTCTTCGAGCATGGCGATGTTCTGCTCGGGGATCCGAAAGACGATGCCGCCGATCTCGGCCTGAGCCTCACGCATAGCCTCGTCGGCAGCCTCGTACTCGGCGTAGACCGTCTGAGCGTAGGCACGCTCGGCGGCGGTCATGACGCTGGGGTCGCCTGCGCCCGCTGCGCGGCTCCAAGCGAAGTCGCGATCCTTCTGAAGCTGGTAGGTGCTCTCGGCGGTGTTCATGCTGTGCACTCTATAGAGGATTTCGGGATCCGTCAAGGGAAGTGTGACCAACATCACACAACATAAAAACGGGTCGTTGGATGGCAGCCCCCGCGCCCTCGGCGGTCTTCGCGGCGTGTTCTATCGAGAAGATTGGAGGGCTAGCGCTTTGCCAACTTAGCCGGTTGCCCGGTACCCTCTAGCTCTTCAAAAACTCTGCGTCGAAGCCTATTACATCGACTTGCGAATGTCAAGCTCCATGACGAAATACGCGTTCGGGTCAGAATAACGCACCACGCCGCCGTAACGCCAACGCGGCGAGCCGCTGTTGAGGGTAAGTGCCATTGCATCAAGTCGGTGCTTGTCCGCGCCGACAACCATAAACGCCCAACCGCCTGCGCGTGTGTTGCGATGACAGAGCGCATAGAGCTTGCGGTAATCGTCGGCGATCACCCAGCGATGCAACTTCAAGGTTGTGGGCTGCACGAAATTCGGAGCCGTCAGATAAACGGACTGGCTCTCCCACTCAGACATCCCCAGGTGCGCTGGGAATACCACGGAGTAGATTGTTAGTCCGTGCACCTTAGTAGTCACACGGCGTCTGCGCACACCGCTGTAGCGCCCATATCCCACGCCTCACGCACCGCTGCGGCAAGCTCGTCGGCGGTCACGATCTTGACAAGCTGCTCCCGTGTAGAGAACGCGGCGATCACTTTGTAACTCACGGTGTCGCCTTTGCCTTGACGCCAGTGTCCTTGACGAAGTCGTAGTACGCCGCATACGACTCGTTGTACGCAGGCTGATCGTAAGTGACATTCCATCCTGCCGCACGGTAATGCGGCTCAACGTCTAGCCACCCTTCTATGAACAAATCGCTCGCGCGGTAGCCCTTGGCGGCCAATCGCTCGACTGCGTCGTCCCTGTAGACGCGGGCGCGTCCATCCGCGCTCAGATCGTCAACGATCAACTCGTTGAAAACCTCGAACACGTCCTCGGGGATCGGCTTGCTCCTGTCGGCGGCCTGTGCCTGCTCGGGGGTGATCGGAGGCATTTACAGGCCCAGTCTTTCCGGCCGAATGCGGGCCGTGAACACATATCCGATGCTGTCGGGGTGCGTAGCGACGATGAACGAGCCGTTGACCGCGACGACAAGACCGTCGCCGACCCGGTCCGCGACCGTAACCAACGCGTCAGCCTGCTCGTCGGTGAGCAGTTCCAGCCAAGCGGCGGCGGTGGCTGTGTACTGGTTGAACACTAGTTCTCCTGCTCGTAGATTAGTTTGAAATCGTCAGCACCGTCTCCGATAGTCAGCAGGCCCTTGGTCGTGCGGCGACTGGAGTCAAGCGGCGCGCCGCCGTCCATGCCGACGACATGCGTCACTTCCCGCGTGTGAAGCTCGTTGGTCATCATGTCCAGTCGGCCTCTGTGCACGATGTAGATGTGCTTCCAACGCTCAGGATGAGCCGGAACCGCGACCGCGTTACGAACCTCGCGAAAGCGAAGCTCGTCGGCGCGGTCGGCCGCCGCTATGAGATCAGCGGCGATCTCGCGAGCGGTGTCAGGGTCCGGCGTGAAGCCGGTTGTCGGAACACTGATGGACACGCGTCCAGGCTCGGCGGTGGCTGTGATTCGTTTGCTTGCCATGGTGGGGATCCTCTCAGGTTGTCTCTTGTTTGTCAAGGCCAAACGCTCGGCGAAGCACATGAGGCACCAGCGAGCGCGCCAAATCAAGGGCGTCCTCAAGCGGACGGTACCCATCCCAGTTGACCGCCCATTGAATTCGGGCGATGTCAGACGGCACCCAGGTAGCGACGCCCCAGCCAGGAAAGGCTTCCTCGTCTTCGGTGTACGCGCCCATCACGTCCACGATGCGTCCGTCCGGGCACTTGACGGCGAAATGCCCACCGGCCTCATCAGGGTCCGGCAAATGGCCGTCGTAATATGCCTCATAGATCGGCCAGCCGGTGGCCTCATGGAGCGCGACAGCGAGCGCATGGCAATGCCCTCGCGTGAACGCAACTTCAGTCTCGGGCGTGATGTCCCCATACGGAAGCGCAGCCTCGAAACCCCACCCATACCTAAGTGTAACGGACTCAGACATAGGCGCTTCGGTTACGCCGCCTCTTCCGTGTCCTCGGGATGCACCAGACCACCGAAGTTGTGGGCGGCGTCATAGAGACGGTTACCCGTCTCGATGATCGTGGCGTGATCCTTCGCCGTCAGCGCGTCAACCTGCGTATACGGCCACGCCGGGACACAGAAGCCGGAGAAGAAGTCCTTGAAGACCGGAGGACGGCCGTGGATGAATTCGAAGCCCGACTCGGTCAGCGGCGTCATGATGGACCTACGCATTGACGCGGCCCTTCGAAATGTAGAAGCTGTGCGGGCCAGTCGTAGTGACGTTGAACAGGTGCGCGTCCGCGAAGTACGGATCATGCGTCTCAACCACGATGAACTGTGCAGTGTCGAAGTTCAGCGAGTGCGAGACCTTGTTGAGACGCGATTCTAGCGCATCGCGCGGGTCCTTACCCTTGTCGCGAGTGCAATTCAACTCATTGCCCGCTGCCCATGACGGCACGAGCGCGATGACGTGAAAGTTGGGCATGTTGGGGTTCCTTTCTAGAAGGGGATGTCGTCGGGGGCGGCAGGCGGCAGGACCGGGGCGGCGTGATGCGCGGCGTCAAGGATAAAGTCCTCGGGGTCCTCCTGATAATCATCCTCAAGTCCGATAAGCTCGCCAGCGTAGCGCTCGCGCATATCGTCCTCGCCGTAGAACTGGTCGTCGTAACGCTCCTGCTCGGGCGAGTAGAAATGGATGCTGTTGGGGCAGATGTGGTAGCAGCCCGTGCCCATCGGCGACTCACCGCAAGAGGGGCATTCAGTAGAAGTGGTGACCTGATCCATAAGCGGCATACTAAGGTCTGCGCTTGAACCTGTCAAGAGTCGAGAGTGTGCGATGCATCACACAACGACAAAGCGCTCCCAGCCCACCACCAGGCCGGGAGCGCTAGTCGCACCTTCCCCCGTGGGGAAGCTCTTAGGACTCGGCGGCGAACCGTCCGGTCGTGCCGCGCGCGGAGCCGGGACGGCCGGGGTTACCCTCGGCCCAACGCCCGGTACCGGCGTTGCGGATTGCCTGCGCGGCTGCGCCGGAGCCGGAGATCTCGGGTGCCGTGTCGCCAGCGGCGTCCGGCTCATCCCAGCCGTCGTCGTACTGGCAGGAGCCGTCGCAGTAACAGGAGTCGCAGCCCTCGCACGGGCCGTCGCAGGCGAAGTCACCGCAGTTGTCGCAGTAGTCCTCGTCATCGCGATAGTCCTCGTCGCCGTCGTCAGTCGAAGGCGTGGTGACCAGCACCGGGGACGTGTACTGCTCTTCCACGATGCCGATGACATGGTATTCGCAGACACGCATCTTGTTCGCGCGGGTCTCAGTCGGCACGCTCACGACCTTCGCCGGGTCAACGTGAACCTCAAGCACATTGCCGGTGAAGCTCTTGGCATAGGCGAACGTGCCAACGTGCAGCCCAGGAGAGCAGTGCGTGTTCGGGTCGTGCGTGACCTGGGAGCGCTGCATACGGATGACCGCGCCGTCCGGGTTCGGAACGTAGCCGTCCACGTCTACATCGTTGACCGTGGCCGGACCCCGACGCGTGGACTGGAAGCACGGCTGCCCCTCCCACTCACCGCCAGGCGTGACGCCCTTGTAGCCAACGATCATACCGTCATCGGTGATCGTGAAGTCGTGGGTCTTGAGCCAGTCGTAAAGCTGCTCACGGCTGTGCGCGGCTGCCTCCGGACGGACGCCATCGACGTTTGCCAGCAGGCGCTCATAGAAGCGCACCAGCGGGCTGAAGTCCTCACCCGCGTCAAGGAAACGCAGCACCTGCTCGGCGAGCGTGTTATGGACCGGGTCGCCGTCCAGCAGCATCACACCGTCCTTGACCGTCACGCGGTCCGAAAGGCGTCGGAACTTCTGGACGATGGCCTTGGCAGGCTGGAACAGTGCCTGAAGGTCCTCGATCTCGCCGTCAGACAGCGAGCCGCCGTCCTTGAGCTTGGCGTTCAGTTCGCCGACACGGGTGACAATCTGCTCGAACGCCGGGAAGCTGTCGGTGGCCGAGAGGATGTCCTGGCCGGGGATGAAGACGGTGATGAACTGCTCGCCGTCGTGAAGTCCATGGGTTGCTTGCATGTAGTGTTTGCTCCCTCTGGTGGTGGATTCTTTGATCAGCTTAGACGATGTCGGTCAAGATGTCAAGCGGCGGTCCGCAGCGTGGACTGCGCGGCAATTTCAGCCGCGTAGACCGCGTTGACATACAGGTAGACGTGCTCCATGTCCGGCAGGCTGCTGTAGTAGTTCGGCAGCAACGTGAAGCGGCGCAGGGGGTCCTCGACGGTCGGCAATTCGATGTTTATGTAGGACACGGACTGGATGGCGGCGAGCTTGTCACGGAATTCCGAAGCGTCCGCGTTCTTGGTCTCGATGATCGCGGCCTTGAGATTCGGATCATCGATGCGGCTCTCATCGAACAACCGCACACGTGCCGCCCAACGCGCGTTCTGGATCGCCAGGTTGCGCTTGTCGGAGTCCTTGACGGCTGCCTTGAATTTCTTAGCCAGGGAATCGATACGCGTGGTCGTCCGCTCGGCCTCGGGGAAATTGCGCTTGAACTTCTCGATGCGATTCTCGGTGAGGATCACAACGGTGCAGTCCGGATAGAACTTACGCAGGTACGGCTCGTGCTTAGAGGCGTAATAGCGGTCGTTCCAGAACACCGGCTCGTCGGTGTCGATGTCGTCGGCCGGGACACCGTAGTGCTTGCCAGTGGCCGTGTACATGTCGTACGATCCGGGGATGCGACCACTCGCGCCCATGCGCGCGCCGACGCGGCGCGGCAGCTTGATCTTGTCGATGGTCTCCCACGGGATAACGCGCGCAGGGTCAATGAACGGACTGCGGGGCCGCGCGCCGGTAAGCACAAACTGGCTGTGGCCGCCGTCAAAGGGGTTATGCATCTCACCGATATAGTGGTTGATCTTCTTACGCATGGTGGCCGTGAAGTTCTCATACTCAAACCCGTAGAACCAAATCGTCGTAGGCCAGGTCTCGGCGGTGATGTAATCGACACGGTCATGCCCGCTGAGCTTGCTCGAATACTCAGGGACCTTGATCATGTCCTTCTGCTCGAAGCTGGTCGGAAGGTCGCCGCCGTTGTAAGTGTACTTGCCTCCGACCGGCCGCAGATTGCTCGGCAGCATGCGGTGCCACTCAAGCATCTTGTTCAGCGCCTCAGCCGGAGTGGCGCACGCGTTGATCGCGTCCTGCACCGCCTTCAGCGCGTCGGACTTGAACTGCTCGGTCAACCGGGCGAGCGTTTCCTTGGTACGCGTGGTCATGCGCAGGGACTCTCGCGACGGCGTGAAATTCACGTCACCGATGGGCACGTAGCAGACGATGTTGTAATTCCACGACAGCCCGTGGTCGATCTGCCCGCGCTCCACCGGGTACGGCACACCGCCCATGACGACGTAGTCCTTCTGAAGCTCGGTCGTCGTGTGGATCGTGTCCGAGATCGCGAACGTGGAGACCTGCTGCGGCTCCTTGCCATTGACCAGCACCTTGCCCGCCCAACCGAACTTGAACAGGTTCGCGGCCTTGCTCTCGAATTCGTTATAGCGCTTGACCGGCACGGTGACCTTCGTTCCGTTCGGTTCGTCGGTGGGTTCGGCGTAGGGGTCCTCCGGGTGCGACACGGCAGGCTTGATCACGGTCATGTTGCCGCCGTCCTCATCGCGCGAAACCACGACGACGATCCTGCGGCCGTCCTTGACTGACTCGACCGTGAACTGAGACGTGTAGGTCAGACCGGCCTTGCAACCAAGGCCCAGCGTCCCGTTGAAGTCGTTCGTGTTGCGCTTTGTGGACGCGCCGTACTGCGAGTAGATCTCGAAGATGTCATCGCGCGTCAGGCCGACACCGTAGTCGCGCACCGAGAAGAACTGGTGCAGCGCCGACGGCAGCGTCACTTCGATGGGACGAGTGACGCCCGCCGCGATATGCGCGTCGATGGCGTTCGTGCTGTACTCGCGAATGACCGCCGTCTCAGGGTCATTGTAGAGGTCGGTCAGCACGGACATAAGGTGCGCCGTGGCGTTCGGGTCAAGGCCCATGCGGGCCTCGTCGCCGCTGATGGACGAAAAGACGGTGGTATCTGTAGGTCGGTCAACGATCATGTCGGTAGCCTCTCAGGTGGTGGGAGAGAAGTCAAGCATTAGAACTGTGCGATACGTCACACAGCGACGTGCAAGTGCGCAAGTATCGACGGAATGTACGCGGCTGGAATGTGGGGGATCGAGCGCATGTGCGGGGCAGCAGGCACCAATACCCAAACGGTCTCGCCCTCGGCGTTCACGTGCCAGTACCATCCACTCAGAATCTTCGAGCGAACAGCGTCACGAAGCGCCGGACGCGGGTCGTATACGGGGCTGTGCGGGTCGGTGTGCATTACCAGAGCGAGATCAGTCGATTGGCGCTCTCATGGCGCTCACAGAGGTTGCCGGTGCCGTCCACAAAAAACACGTGCATGTGGTCATCGATTGCGACGGCCATGAACACGTCAGTGTCCTCATAGACATTGGGGAAGCGGCGGCGCAATGCCTGCACGGCCTCGCCAGGCGTGTCGGCCTCAAAAGCATCGACGTGAACCCGACCAAACTGAGGATCGTCGGCCCAGGGCTGGTCGATGTCATGCAGGATGAAAAATCCCCACTTCATACGTCAGCGGGCCTCAGGTAGTGCATCATGCCGTCAGCCTTCTCCACGAGGATCGGCAGCCCGTCCAGCTTGACGAAATCGCCAGCGGCCTGGATCAAGTCGATGATCTGCTGCGCGCCTTCGAGATTCACGCCCATGCTGTTCTGAAGGTAGAGCACCTGTAGCGCTCTAAGACCCTCCTGGGTGGCGTCAAATCGCAGGGTCACGAGACCGCGATCATCCACCCAGAAATGAGGATTGCGCAGAATCGCAAGCTGCTGCTCAGCCACGGTCAAGCACCGCCTTGAGGATCTCGCTCGGGAGCACGGCCGGGTTGGCTCGGGCGAGCACGATGGCGTCCACGACGGCATCGATCACGTCAAACTGCGAAAACGTCGGCTCGTTGTCGTCCAGTTCGATATAGCCATCGGCGTAGCCACCGTCACGCAGGATGTCAAGCTTCGCGTTCGCTGCCGCCCGTGTAAGTCCAGCCGCGAGCACGCGCTTGTCCTCCTTAGGCAGGTAACTACCGGTGAGCGCGTCGGCAGCCTCCTTGGCCTCCTTGAGGCCGAGGCCGGAAGCGGCGCGGATAACCTTGATCGCCTGGATCTTCTTGTCCGGATCGGCGTATGTGCAGATGAGCTTCATAATGGGGATCCAATCAGGTGAGGGGATGAATGTCAAGCGAAGTGTGACCGATGTCACACATCGGCGGCGGAAGACTTTACGCCTTCCACCACCGATGTTGGGTCTTGCCGGTGCCGTCAGGCGCGCCGCAAGAGCCGACGTGATTGGCCCAATGGACGCAGACCACGCCTTCGATGCGGGGATGCTTCTCGTTGCACTTGTCGGCGGTCATCGGTCGGCTCCGTTGAGGTTGAGGATGATGGCGTTCTCGATGAAGCAGCGCTGATTGAAGGTCAGCGGGTTCGGCAGCAGCTTCTCGATGTCCCGAACGATCCGAGACATCTGCCGGTCGCGCTCATCGAACTGCTGAGCGGCGAGTCCGGGGCGCAGATGATCGGGGTCTGTCTTGTTCGGCCGGGGCATGTTGGGGTTCCTCTAGTCGAAGTCGCCGTTCTTCAGGTCACGGCGAGCCTTACCGGACAGGCGTCCGGTGCGGTCATTCTTAGACTCTCGGCTCTGCTGATGCTTGCCAGCGCCGGAGCGGAGCTTGGCCGAAACGAGGATCGCCGAGGGCGTCTTATGCTCGTCATGGCCGGATGTGTTCTTCTTGCGCCTCATGGGATGAAGTCTACAGAGCTATCCAGCGCCGTCAAGTGATCTGTGACGTATCGCACACTACTTCGAGAGCACCTTCGCAAGCAATCGCGCCTCCTGGCTATGCTTGTCGATGGGCTTCATTTCTGCTCGTGCACGAAGCTCAGAGGCAACCCTATGGGCTTCGTCTGCTTCGTCAGTAGCGTGAAAGACGTAGCGCGCGGCGGCACTGCCCCTAACGATCTCCGGGTTCAAATAGAACGGGTATAGAAGCTGAGGGCCGACACCTTCAGGGCGCTCCTTGTATTCGATTACCACGCGGTCGCCGTCAGGTTCGACATGTAGGTGTGCGCGCCGATATCTGATCCCACGTGCGGATTGCGCGCGCCGCAAATTCGCGCGGCGGGCAGATTCAAACGGTACGGCGACGAATGCAATCGTTGCGGAGACAACCGCCCAGCAGAGTGTAATACACCACGCCACGTCCGAGTGCACGAACCAAATCGGCAGGTTGATAGGCAGCCAGCCTGCGATAACCCAACCGGAGGTAGGCTGCCAGGAGTAAAACCACTCAATGAATTTACGCAGCATTAGAGCCTCCTAGGCTTGGTCAACGCGCCGACTTCGAAGTGAAGCTGTTCGGCCTGTGTCGCTTCGATCTCAGACGGCCGCAGTGCGTATGGGATGGACTTCTCGCCGTCGATATGCTGCCCGTAAGCGAGGCCGTAGCGCTCGCCCTGCTCGCAGTGCTGCAATTCATGCCACAGGGTCTTAGATGAACGCTCTAGCGCGGCAGCCTGGTCAAATTGCACGCCCAGCGTCGGATGCACCGTGTAGCCATGTTCGTACGTGAGCGTGACGCGATGCATGCCCGGAAAGAAACGATAGACGCCGTCGTGGTCAAGCGTGGTCGGACGATAGCGGATCTCAACCTGCCAGCGCAGGTCGAAATAATCGCAGGCGGCGCGCAGCGCTCGCATGTCAATCTGATAGCGACGCCCAGGCGGCCAAAGTGAGACCTTCGTCCAGCCCTTCTCAGCGATCAAAAGCTCGGCGGCTTGATCCTTGCCATAGGACAGCACATCGGCGCGCTCATAGTTGCCGGTATTGGGGTTGACGCCGACAAAACGATGTCGGGTACGCCTTGGCGCGCGCTTTCTAGCCATCGATGGGCCTCAAGTCGAACGCAGGCGCGATGACGTTGGCACGGCTCGCAGGCATCATAACAGCACCTACCTGCACGGGATCCCAATCAACCACCGCGCCGTTGTTGCGATTGCGGGCGATCTTGACGAAGGTGCCCCGGCGTCCGGAGCGGACGTGCTCGAACCGCTGCCCCGCCTGGGCCTTCTTCCAGTCGGGCCATGTGGGGGTTCCTCGGGGGTGCCAATCGCTCTTCATGGGACAGGATTCTAGGGATCTCGGCGAGAATGTCAAGTGTGATCTGGTCACACAAAGGCGGACGCCCCCGATGGCCTATCAGGGGCGTCCGCTTCCGGCTATTCTGTTTGGTACTTCATCGCAAGGGCGGGGACTGGCCGGTACATGTTATAACCCCGGATTCGCAGCGCCCGCCAGCATCAACGTCAGGCGACCCAACAAGCACCGTGCCCAGAGGTCCCGTGCCTACCTGTCGCTCGGAGGCTCGCCCACAATTTTGGGGCTTGATCGAAACATGACCGGGGTACGATCCCGGTTGCTGGCTGACAAGGAGAACTATACAGAACCCAGCACGCAGGTCAAGGAACTTGCTAAATCTTTATGTTTCTTCGTTAGGGGTCGGTGAGTGGCCGCCCCCGGAGTTTTCGCAGCCGGTCTTCACGCTGGGGATATAATCGAACTTGGCGAGGGGTGACGCGCCGCGCCTCCCCTCGCCTGTCCGGGGCGATTATGTCGGCCGCTCCATGTCCTTGCGAGCTAGTGTTTTCCAACCGACAAGAAGAATCTTACAGGTCGTCGCCGTCGCTGTCAAGGGGCCTCTTCGTAAACTTCATGCCCGTGGGCGGCTCGCCGTATTCCTGCTCGAACCGCATCGCGCCATATTCGCTGAGCGTGTATTGCAGGCTGCCGTCCTCTCGAACACTCGGCTCAATTACGCCCTTGGCGTGCAGGCTCGACAGAAGATGGTCTGTAGCCCACGAGATAAGCTCCTGACGATACGCCTCGCGAAAGTCGTCCGTATCAACTACCGCCTGAAGGTCGTCCATATCCTCAAACTCTGTCGCGAGGATGCGTCCGTCGTGAATCTCATTAGCGACGCCAACCTTGCGCAGTGCGCGGCTGAACGCGATCAGGTCACGCTCAGGCGGGATCTCGTCAATAAGCTCATCAACGTTCATTGTCGGCCGCCTCTCGCAGCGTGGTCACAATGCAGATCGTCGCAGACGCCAGCGCCGTCATGAGCAGCCCGACGCTGATGGCGAAATACGAACCGAGACGTGCCATGTTGCCGTCTGCCGTGACTGAGGCGAGAAAGCCAACCAGCACGAAGACGACGCCCATGATGCGCATGTCGCGGATCAACGCGTCAACGTCCTCACGCGCTCGCTTCATCTCTACCTTCCTCAGGGATCAATACGTAGCGGTCTCCGTGCTGTGACATCTGCAAGAACCACACGTACCCAGCAGGGGGCGTCGGAGGCTCAATACCGTAATAAGTGTCGATGTAGTTCACAGCGACATCAACGCCTTGCGCACGCCAGGGGCGGTCGCGGTGTAGAGGATCGGCTGAACGTCCTCATACTCAACCTCGCCGGAATCAACCAGGGCGTTGAGCGCGTCCTCAAGCTCGCCGATGCGCGGGTTTGTGCCCATGGCACGGCCAATCGACATCAGGCTCATCTGCGGCTGCTGTCCGCCTGTGAGGATCCACTGTGCGACCAGCGCACCGCGAACCTGCCTGACCAATTTAGGTGTAATCATAGTGAGATTCCTTTACTGTAAGTCAGTCGTCAATTTCGCAGCTTACGATAATTGACCCGTTGGATCCAGCACTGATTTTATAGTCAGTGCGGCGGCTACCACTCGGCAGCCTATCGCAAAGACCCTTAGGGTCAACCTCAGAGCCGGTCGTCGCGCGGGTAGAATACTGCGCGGGGATGATGAACTTGTAACCAACCTGCTGCACGCCCATCGGCAGAGGTTTCGGCGGTGACTTCTTATCCAACGCCATAACGCCCCACACAAAGAGCGCCACCAGCGATATAACCGCAACGCATATCGACACCACGACCACGATAACGTCCAGCCCGCCGTGCCACGCCTTCTTAGCGGCGGCGATGAGTGAATCCAGTACACGAGACGGAAGGTACGGCTCTAGGTCAGTGGCAGCGTACAGCGACGCGTACGAAGATCGGCATGCCTCATACCGCTTGAAACGCTTTAGTGGTCGGTACTTCGGCGTAAGCTCAAAGCGGGCCGTGTTCTCGCGGTGGATCGAACGGTAAAGCTCGACCGCGTCCGGGTCACTCATCTTCGATTACCTCAAGGCGAACGCCGTGCCACGCGCCACCAACCAGGCGAACATCGTGCAGGCTGATGCCGACGTTGTCGGCCACCTGGCACGCTTCGGCGAGCGTCATGTAGGCGACGCTGGCGTGCCCAAATTGCTGAAGCGAGTTAGTCTGGGTATCAATGCGCGTCATCCGATCACCTTCGAAGCGACGTAAGTCCACTCGCCGCCGCTGCCAACCTCACAGAAAGACGTGACAGCAGTGTCGCCAATCACGACGGTCAGATGCACTGTCTGGAATGAGCGCCGCTGCTCAGCAGCCTTGAGCTTGTTCAGGGCCGTATCAAGCGCACGCCGCGCCTGCTCGTATTCCAGATACGCCTGCGCCTGCGTACGCACCTGATCGACCACACGCGGATCGCTCTGCTCTGGCACCACTGTCATCGCGGCCACCGCCAATCAGGCCCATTGCCGTCAAAGCGCTCGGGCGTGACGATGCGCTCGGCGAGACGACGAAGGAAGCGGTCTCGGTCAGTCTCGCGAAAATCGCCAGCGGCCTGCCAGTCGTAAATAGCGGCGGCCGGAGTGAACTCAAGCACACGAGTCATCGCGTCCACTTCAATTCGAGCGAGCACTGCGACGCCAGCACGAGCGCGATGGCGACGCGGGGCGTCGGATTGATCTTGCCGGTGAGCGCAGCGATGGCGACCAGGCCGGTCGCGACCTTGACCGGGTCAAAAGTGACGTAGGTCACTTTTGACGGAGCGCCGACGAGCCTGCTGATTTCAGAGTCGATGTCCATGGCGGGGATCCTTACTGCTTGGCGTGTACTTGTCAAGGATGTGTGATCGATGTCACACTAATCGAGCATGGTCAGGTCGTCCTGCTCAATGGCGTCTGCGATCTCATCGAAGCTCGTGCCAATGTCGTTCAGGTCGGTGAGCGGCGCGTGGTCAGACTTGCGCACAGGCGATTGGGCTACGCCGAAGAACTGAGCGACCTTACGAGGAAGGTGCGTGTTCGTCGCCTCAAGGTCGTCGGCGTAGCACCACGCCTTCGCCAGCCCGTCAAACTGCGGCGGCTCGATCACGCCATGCTTGACCGCGATGTCGCAGGCGACGCCGAGGCAGCAGTGCTGTTCCTCTTCACGCGTGTCGCCTTCTGGCTCGAAAATGAGCATAATCTTATGGAGCAGCCCGGTGCCTTGCTTGTACTCACCGCTACGAAGCGCTGCGGCCCATTCAGCGCGGGCCTGCTCGGGGGTGATATTCGTGTCAGCCATGTTGGGGTTCCTTTAGCGGTTGAAGTCCTCAGGCATAACAGCCCCTGCGTCCAAAGCGGCGATGAAGGTGTCAACCTCCGACGCCATCACATCAGCGGCAAGCGCGTCAGCCGCGCGCGCCATTGCGTCCCGCTGGCGGTCAAGCTTGGCGTCGAAGCGGTGAAGCTGGGACTGGTATGCGGTGGTCTCGCGGCAGTGCCCGCACGAGCCGCATACCAACACCACGCGCCAGCGAGCACGCTCAAGCGGCTCAGACTCGTCCATATCAGGGTAGGTCGTGTCCGCGCCGCAATTTACGCAGACGGTGAGATCGTGATTCGGGTCAACTCGGCGCTTGAACATGTCAGATCTCCCTCGTCAATGACTCGATAGCGGCCTGTGAATATGCCTTGCCGTCCGTGATCTCATTGCACCGCTCGGCGGCCTTGACCATGGCGCTGCTGATACGGTCATGGGCGGTCGGGTCTTCCTTTGCAACGATCTCACGAACCCCACTGATGTTCGGGTAACGGGGGTTCCAATGGCGGTCTATTACTGAGACTACGATGTGAGCCTTATTGGTGTAGTCAACTTCTAGGCGCTGATCGACGGTAAATTCCGGCTTAGGCAGTGGGGCGGCCTTACCCTTCTTCAACGTCAAACGCCCTGCCATCAGCGAACAGTACAGCAGCACCACCACGAACGCCATAATGCTGATAGCGAGCCAGATCATGCCGCCAACGGCTCCTTGACGATCTCGACCGCCTCGGCGTCGTCATAACGGATCGGTAGGTTACGCCCGGTCAGGCTGAAACTCCACGGGCTGATCGCATTGACCAGCCCGTAGATGAGCGTGCCGTCCAGCAGACGTACCGATACGCGCGCGCCGCTGTTGAACGCGTTGGTGGCATTCTGGCGGATCTTGCGGACGGTCATTCCGACGCCCGGACGTTGTACATGATCGACACGGTGACGGTGATCGGCCAAAGCTCGTTGTCCTCTGGGCACAGCACGGCAAGCTGGTGCACGCCGTCCCCAAGTTCAAGCTCGCGCGCGGTACGCTCGGCCGCAACGGTCATGCCGTAGATGCGCGGCTGCTTGACCGGCTCGACCCAGCCGAAGGCGTTGGTGCGGCTCAGGACGTAAACGAGCCAGGGCTGCTCTTCAGTTGTTTCGTCGTAATTCATAGCCACATCCTTACACGGCTCGCTATCGCTGTCAACCGAAGTGTGAGCAAACTCACAGATCTCGCAGCCGTTGTTCTTCGGGTAGACCGGCTCGACCGTCCCGCCTGCGACGACACAGGATTCAAAGAGTCGAAACTCCCCACCCCGGCCGTACTTGCAGCCGTGAATTGGGCAGCAGTGCGTGAGACACGGGTCAGTTAGATCGGTCACGGACCGAACCTGCCATACCAGAGCCGACGCTGCTCGGGGTCGTGCCAGCGCTCGTGAAGCTTGTCAATGTCACGAAGCTCGGATTCCAGCGCCCGCTTGAGGGCCTGTGTAATTGTCTCGCCAGACGGCGGGGTGCGGTCGTCTCGGATCAGCGCCTCGGTAATTTCTGAGTAGGCCGCGAACGGGTTCGACTTACACACGGCGACGAACGCGTCGGCCTGCTCGCGCATCGCGCGGCGGTCTGCGCGATTGATCGCGGCGATCAGGTCGTGACCGTAAGCGTTGTAGCTATTGCCCGCTTCGCGATCTTGGCGCAGCTTTTCGATGTGGTCGCGCTCGGCCTGTTCTAGACGGTGCTTGACCCTCTCATACAGCGCCTCTTCGCGCTTCAGACGCTCAGCGTCGGTCTCACTCATGGACGATCCTTTCCGGCTTCGATGCGCGCGAGCAGCAGTTCACGGGACGTGTCCAGCCATTCGCGCTCACTGCGCGCGATCTGCGCGTCAAGACGGTCAAGCTCTGAGCGAACCTGTGACTGCCGGTGCTTGGCGGTCAGCAGCTTGACGTGAATATCTGGCGACTCGACTGTGGCGAAAATACGTAGCCGGTCTTGGCGCTGGCGCGCGCAGTCCATACACTTACACAGTATGCCGGTCATGCGGTCGTAGGAGTGCATCAGTAAGGCTCCACTTCTCCGTCGTTACAGACAACCACTGTCAGATCGTCGGGCACCTGTCGCACTCCGCCGTGGCCGGTGCAGGCACGATTGATCTTTTGGTGCGTGGGCGTGTAGCCATCTGAGGCAAGCATGACCACTGTGAAGAACACCACGAACGCGACAGCGAACGTAAAGACACACACCAACCATTGCTTAGCGGTCATCTAGTCCACCACAATGATCGGCGCGACAAACTGCCGACCGGCGTCGATGACCGCGTCATAGACTTCCCGTGAAAGCTCGCGTAGGTCTGAGTCGGTCGCATAGGATACGCCGTCGTAGGAGCGCTCGGCGTAGTCTTGCATCGAATGTTCGGCGGCTGTGCGGGCCTGCTCGGCGATGATGGTGAGTTGTGCGTAGGTCATATCAGTCCTCGTCGTAAGGCTTGATAGCGCCCATGCCGTGACGCTCGTAGATGTCGTTGATGCGGCGGCGATAGCGGGCACGCTCGAACAGATGCCAAGCGAACGCTACGCCGATTGACGCCACACTGATCAGCGCGTACAGCGCAACCTTCAGGATCAGCAGTGTCGTGATCACTTATAGTCCAATTGTGTGTACGTCGGGATGGAAGGGTCGATGCGCACCAGTGTGTACACGTAGCTGAGGTCGTCGTCGGGGAGCGCGGCCCAAGCGGCGAGCGCCTCTGCCTCATCAGCGGTGAGCAGCTTCCAGTCGTACGTGCCGCCTGAAGGGTAGTAGACGGCCTCTTTGATGATCAGGTACAACATCAGCGATCACGCTCGGCGTGCTCGCGAATTTTCACGCCGACCCACATGCCGACCCACATACCGACGCAATACACCGCACCGTAAAAGAGCACCCACGCATTGATGTCGAACGACAACAACAGCGAGAAGGCAAAGAGCATCACGTTGATCGTGGCGATCACCAGCGTCGAGATGTAACCGCTCATGCGGTCACCGTCACCACGGTCGGGAAGACGGTGCTGTAGCCGGGGTAGCGGCGCTGTAGCAGGCGGTCGAAGGTGAGCGCGAACGGCAATATATCGGTATGAGGATTACCGGGCTGGGTCAGTCCCGCCTGTGTGGCGAGGCAGCCACCATTGCCGTTGTCCTTGAAGCCGTTATCGAACGCGATTGTCGTGCTCGCGGCGCGCATCAGCGCGGCCTGCTCGTGCCCGGATAGGGTGCCCGCCAAGTCGATGGCCTGCTTGGCGCACGTGACAACGTCAACACGCCGTGCGGCGACCTCGATGGGGTTCATCCGATCACCCGGTAGAACTCGTCCTCGAAGGCCAGCTTGTCCATGTGGCTCATCGCGTCGTCAAACGCGAACGCGAACACGGAGCGCTGCGGGCCAGTAGCAAGCGCGGCTTGGGTGGCGACGCAGCCGCCGTGGCCTTCGTCTTCGTAGTTTGAGTCGAGCACGATGGCGGTGTCGGCCACGTCGTGCAGGCGCGCGATGGCGTCGGCGTCCAGGACCGGGCGCGCCTGGGTGATCGCGGAGAGGACCGCCGCCCGAAGCTGGGATCTGGTGATGGTGATGGCGTTCATCATGGCGCGTACGCTACCGGGTGACGTGGTCTGTGTCAAGGGCGTCCAGCGCGGCCATGTAGGCGCGGTAGGACCGTACGTGCGTGGAGATGATCGCGGGCACGAGCACTACGGGGATGGCGATGAGAATGATGGTGAGGATCATAGGTGCTCCTTTGGAAGTTGTTCGCCGTGTCCGGCTCGATCCGGACGAGAGGCTGCCATCGGCTCGGCGTCGGTAGGTGTCCGCCCACGTTCGCGTCGCTGACGCTCCCCGCCACCCGCCACGGACATGGCGTGCTGACGGCGCATGAGAATCCTAGCACCCGGCCGAGAGGAACGCAATTGTAGCTTTCCTACACAGAATTCACACCACCAAAGAGCCTTCACTGGTGATAATGAGCGGCTACGCGCCAAGATGTTCCCAAACCGGCCTAGGTTACCGCCAGTAACCCTTTCTTCACTAACCCCACCATTTTGGTAGAGTATACTCAAATACCCCTAAAATGCTCTCAAGTGGGACGCTTCCTCAGGCGAAAATCCTTACAGTCGCTGTAAATTGACAAGATCGACCCTAAGTCCGCCGCCGCCGCACCCCTAAAAACGGCGCTGTAGAGCCAAAATCGCCTATATGTAGGAAAGCTACATACGATTCGTGCGCGCGGTGTGATAAGCTTCCGGCTGTAAGCCCAGCCTCGCCTGGCGGCTCGGCAGAGCCAGCCAGGGCGAGCGGGAGGGCAGCGGTGTACTCTCAAGGGACACCTAACATAGCTATTCCAAGAAACCCCTGCAAATAGATGGTTTTGATCTATCTTGAGTGGTCCTTGAGCATGCCCTAGAAGAAGTTCCGGACGATAACTTTGAATTCCGGCTGACCTTAGTAAGGGTTGTTTGGGCTGTTGGGGTTCCTGAAAAGCGCCCCGCGCAATCTTCACAAGATTGGTGAACAATGGTCTATTTCGTAAAATCGTCCAGCGGCGTCGTCAAGATCGGCTACACCGCCAGCGCGGCGTCGTTCTTGCAGAACCGCTTTTCCCATCTAAAGCGCGACGCTAGGGCGCTTGGATTCTCTGATGACCTTGAGATCATCGGGTATCTGTCGTCGGGCAGCCGCGAAGATGAGAAAACGCTGCACGCCTCGCTAGCGGCGCATAGGGTTGCAGGCGAGTGGTTTCGCGCGTGTGATGAGGTTGAGTCGGCGGCGCAGACGGCCAGCTTGCAATCGCTCAACGCCGCCAAAGGAACCCTAGCGAGGCAGGCGCGGCAGAGAAAGTAAAACCCCCGGATCCCAAATCGGGACAGCAGGGCCGGGAATCGAACCCGGATGGGGATGCCTCCCCCGGCTTGTTATAGAAGCCGTGCTCATCCAGAGCGCCCGCAGCCTTCCACCGGTCGCGATTCCGCTGGAAGGGTTTCTGTCCCGGTTTGGAATCCGGGGGTGTGTCCCTTCTATGGTAGTCTGCACACCGCACAGCCAGCGCCTTCGCCGCCTACCCTCCCCGGATCGTGCGCACTCCCCGGATGCTCTCGGCCGCTAGGGCTACTGTTTTACACCTTCACTCCCCTCAGCGGACTTGCCGCCGCCTAGCCTCCACCAGTCTTCATTCAGGGATCGCCTGCCATCTCGGCAGCAGGTCGTGGTCGTTAGCCGTCAGGACTGGTTTCACCGGAGAGGACTCAGAGGGTTCCTCGGTGTTCTGTGCGATAAGTACATCCTAGGGGTCGTTGCGGCCGGTGTCAATGGTTCCGTGTGTGCGGTTGGTCACACTAGGGCTTCCACCACGGATGGTCTGTACGGACCCCTCCGGGCTTATCCCATTGCCCGCTTTCGGTGGAATCCTGGGGTTCATTGCTGTTGTAGTTATCGATGATCGCCTTCCGGTGCGCCGCAGACAACGGCAGGGCGTCCATCGGTGAGGATGAAAGGTCGGCCCATTCAACCCAGCGGGCCGGTCCGCCGTAGGTCGGTATGTCGATGGCGTCTTCGTACGCAACGCCGTCAGCGATCCAT